TACTTGCATCTCTTGGTGGACAACACCTTGGTTTAAAATTTGATAGACCTGGTGTTCAACCAATTGGTGATGAAACTTGGAAATACGATACTAATGGATATCTAACTGAAGTATATAATGTATTTAGACTCCAAACTAAAAATAGTGTATTACCACTTAGAGTAGACCCACGTGGTGGATTTGACTCTACATATGGTATCGGAGTAACCACATACAATAGACAACACAACTCATTCTTTACTAAGGGTCAAGATGAGCAGGATAGGTTTGCAAACTTTAGTCAAAGAACAAATCCATTTGATTTAACATTCGACCCATTCGTAAACTCATATGAAAAGACTGTAAGTTTACCAAATGGTGAGTTAACATCACAACGTGGTGAGTTTGATACCAAAACACAACAAACTCCAAACTTACTATCATCCGAAGGAAGAACTATTGGGTTTGGAAACGATATTAGTGATTACGAATCAATATCATATGGTACGATTCAGAAGATACAAGATAAGGATGCAAGTAATTACAAAGGTGACTTTAGAAATCTTAAAAAGGCAAAGTTCAATAGACTTAGTGATGTTGAAGCGGGTACTAATTATGAAGAGTATAACCTTGAAAAAACATATGGTACACCTTCAACATTTAAGACCAACTTAGAACGTATTGACCCACTTAACAAGAATCGTAGAATTGATAGTGTATATGAGTCAGTTTACAATGCTAAACTACAAAATGACTTGGTACATCTATTCTTTTCATACGATAATTCTGATGGTAGTCAAAACACAGGAAAGATAATTCAATTCCGTTCTACAATTAATGGAGTTACTGAAACCTTCTCACCATCGTGGAACGGAATCAAATATCCTGGTCGTGCTGATAAAGCATATATGTATAGTGAATTCGAGAGAACACTATCATTTAACTTTAAAGCATATGCTACATCGAGAGATGAGATGAAAAATATGTGGAAGAAGTTGTCTGAACTATCTAAACTTACAATGCCGACATATGCAGGGTCTGCTTACTCTGGGCACATTTGTTATTTTAGATTAGGTCAACTTTGGGGTAATGGTACTAAAGGTGTTCCATCATTAATAACATCACTAACCTATACCATTCCAGATGATTTACCTTGGGATATAAATCACGATGGGAAGTTATCTGAATTACCATTAGGTGTCGATGTAAATATTGGATTAACTATTCTCCCCGAAACTATTTATAAGAGTAGTAAGAATCACTATTCTTTCTATGAGACTAAAGGATTTCAATAATGAATAGATATGATAATATAGAGGTTCAAAAAGACAAGAAGGGTCGTAGATTCAGAAAGACTACACTACTTCCTATTATAGAACCAAATGTCGATGATATCTACATCATAGGTCAAGTTGGTGATAGATTGGATAATCTTGCATTTAAATACTACCAAGATTCATCACTTTGGTGGATTATCGCAAGAGCAAATAATATTGGTAATGGTAGTCTGACTGTACCAATTGGTATCCAATTAAGAATACCACAAAACCAATTTGAAATCATAGATGAGTATAAAGAATTAAATGGTATCGAGTAAGTTATGTCAGATATATTCAATCAAGGTGCTATGTCGTTACCACCAAATCCATTTGGTAGTAGACAACGTGCATACAAACGAAGAGCGTATGGTAGTGTAAGTGTAGTTGGTAATGACCAATTCACGTGTTCAGGTGGTGGATTCTCTCTAACCTTTGGTGGTGATAGTGAAACTAAGTTTTCCCAAGGTGGGGCATTACAACCACGTAGTGGTGGTAGATATGTACCCAACCCATACCTAACATCGATAACCACAAAAAACCAAGGTGGTGGTGACATAACCGATACTGCACTTTGGGAAATTGAATTTCAATATACTTGTTATGGTACTGACCAACTAAATAAGTGTTCAAATGCATTTATGATTCCTGGTATGTTGATTGATGTGGTCATAGGGTACGACCCTGGTGACAAGTTAACGATACCAAAAGCAAGATTATACGACTTTAGTTTTTCATACAATTCGGATGATGGTAGTTACTCGTGTACTGCAAAGTGCTTGGGTTCTAATTCAAAATCAGCAGTAGCAGGTGCTCTAAAAGTAAAACCAAGTGAAAATGGGTCTGAAATAACCGATGAGGGTGGTAAGACCATTAAGGGTTATTCCATAATTAAACAACTTCAAAACAATTGTGATAATGAGTTGAAGTTAGACCGTGATGCTGATGGTAACTTGAAAAATACAAATGTACCTTCAAGAGATGGAACTGCTAAATCAGTCGGGTCGTATGGTCTTATTAAAGGACAAAAAGACGCAGGTATGTGGGATATGTTATTTTCGGGTGGTAGTGCTGATAATATATTAGTACCAGTAGTTCAACTCAAGGAAGTGGTAGCATTCTTAGATAATCTCGTAGGTAATGTCTATGTATTTGATGCAACATACTCATCAAAATTATCAAAATTACAATCAGCAGACCCAATGGCATTTTGTTTACCAGGTTCAGCAGGTAAATATGGTGAAGGTAACGACTTTTCAAAATTAGGTGGTTCATTTGGTCAAGTGGGTGATATATGGGTATCAATCCCCAAGTTACTACAAATTGAAGATTCCGTAATGCAGTCTAAAAAAGAAGACAATAAAGAATATACCACTAACGAGTTGTTAAATAAGGTATTTGCCGAACTAAGTTCGTGTACTGGTGGGGCAGTTGATTGTTTTGTAGCAGAACGTGATAATAAGTTCAATATAGTCAATCGTAAGAATGATATAAAGAAGGGGACTAAGGGAACTGTAATCAAGTTATTAGACCCAAATTCACCAGTTAAGTCTTTAAGTATGTCTTCGAATATGGACCCTGATATGGCCGCAATTGCATTCGCAGGTGGCAGTGGTCCATATCCTAAATCGGTTATTGAGAGCGTATTCGCAGGTTGTAAACCAAAAGAGACCGATTCAGCAAAACCACTACCATCGCCTGAAGAAAAGTTAGCTGAAAAGATTAAAGAAATTGGTGAAAGTTACTCAGCAGAAGTTGCTCAAGATTGTAAGGGTATTCTAAAAGAGTATGTTAACCAAAATCTAACTCAAATCTCAATGAGATATGGGATTGACCTAAGTGTTACCTTTGATGGGTGGAATGGTCCTAACTTTATGGAGAGATTTAGTGTAAGTCCTTTACCAAACGCAGTAAGTGGTGCTGATGTCTATTACGCAGTTGGTGAAATTGAACATAAATGTGATGGTGAAACTTGGGACACTACGGTTGTCGGATATATGATGGTTAACGGATAATGAGTAGAAAAAAGATATATTACCCCGAAGGTCAAATCCAAAAAGGACTCTACACTCAAGGTGCTGAGTGGATGTTGGAAGATGGTACTGAATACATTGGTGATTACCATAGGTATATTACTGGTGAGGTGTTTACTAAATCAGCATACATCAAAAACATATCCCAAAAACTCATACCTTATGTAAACCTATCACAAAATGACAATAGAGTAAAGTTTGAATACGATAGTCTTAGAGGTGAGGAAGTAGAATCATTTGTATTTGCAAGATATGAAAAGTCAATACCACTTCAGAGAGACTATGATAGTGGGTTTTACTATCGTTACTTTGCTAAGAGACACTTTGATGGGTTAATTACTGAAATTAGTAAAAACACATACGACCTACTCCAATCTGAACACTATAAAACATTAGAGTTGGCTTGGAAACTTAGGGGTGATGCACCTATTGTAAATCAACGACAAGTAAATACTGCCGAAAAAGACATCGAGGGTATCTCAAACTATATTACGGATTATTCTGAATTCGTTAAAGTTTAACAATTTCTTAACATTATGCATTTGGTAAAGTCCATATCTTTCACTATATTTACTATGTAATAATGAGAGATATGAAAGTATTAGGAAAAAAGTACGGAATCGAAATCACGAAACCTTGGAATAAGGAAATGTATGACCACAACGACAAGGTTGCTGACTTGATGAAAGCCGAGTTAAAACTTGCTCTTGTCAAGGCATACAAGAACAAAGATGAAGAACTCCTAAGAGGGGTTGCTTCGGTGATTGAACCTTCTGGATATGGATATGGATTCGATATGGAAGGTATCTACAAAGATGCTCTGAATGGGTTGGAGATGGTTCAAAACTATTGGTTGAACGAAGAATATCCTTATGGAGTAGAGAAAGGTATCGTTCCTTCAGTTGAACTTGAGTTTATTGGTTACTAAAGTTTAACAATTTCTTAACATTAAAGGTTTGGTGGTTTCCTAAATAATCACTATATTAGTAGTGTAAGAGTGAGAAAGTTAAATCAAATTAAAAAGTAAAAAATGACTTATCAAGAATTAAATCAGTTGAGTATCGAACAATTACGAATGTTAAACACCAAAGTAATTGAAGTGATTAAGATGAAACAAAGTGAAGCTGCGATGGACATCAAAGAAGAACTTTACATTGGTGCTAATGTGAGTGTTAATCACCCAAAGTTGATGGGTAAACAACTACGAGTTGAGAAAATCAACCGAACCAAAGCCAAACTCAAACTTTTGAATGGTGGTGGTTTTTGGAATGTTCCATTAAGTATGATTGAGTTAAACAAATAAGATATGATAGTTCAGAAACCAAAAAGTGAAGGTATCACAATTGACCTAACGGGTCCTCAAGGGAATGCATTTTTCCTTATTGGGACTGCTACTAAACTCGCTCGACAACTTGATTTGAATGAGTATGAAGTTTTGAATGAAATGAAGAGTGGTGATTACGAAAACCTTCTTCAAGTGTTTGACCGATACTTCGGTTCATTTGTAACTCTTTATCGTTAAGATATGACACGAGTGGAAAACGAACAATGGCTCAAAATGGCCAATCAACTCCAACATAAGGGGTTAAACCCCCAAGAGTGGGGGGTTATGGTTGAACTTCGTAAAAAGATGTTGATTAGCAAGGGTAAGAATCCAAACCATTACGACTTAGGTTCAACACGATGTTCTAAAAAGTTTGGATACTAACGAATAATTTCGTATATTACCCTTTGTGAAGATAGTAGATACAAACGAAAGATTACATAAACGCATTTCTTCCTTGTCAAGTAAGGTGTTGGTGTTTCCCATTCTAACAAGTTTGGAGAAACACCCTCATCTTTCAAGGATATCGGGTATTATCATATCAGATGGTGATACTGACCTCTTTGTGAATTATAACAACATAGATGCAAGTTGTGTAACTGACCCCATAGACTTCAGTTTGTTCGAAGAGGTGTGTGTAGTGGGTTTAAAGGAGTTCTTACACCACTACGACTTCCTACCTAATATGTTTGACCTTGAGATGGAGTTATTCCATCAGGCACGAGATTTCGAGGTAGATGAGAAACCTATATATACAATCTTTAGAAGAAGAAAAGCACCTAAAGCAAATGACCTCATTCCAATTTGGAAACACTACGAACAATTCCAATCGTGGAAATCTATATGGTCTGATTTGACCCCAAGTAAGTTTAGTCAATTGTATCCAACTGGATTGCAGTGGATGGAGAGTAGTGGGTTACATACTGATAATGGTATGGAATATACCCAATACAATATGTTGACCACAACTTCACGACCATCCAATACCTTTGGTGGTGTGAACTATGCCGCCCTACCAAAAGATGGTGAGGTTCGTAAGAGGTTCATATCACGATTTGAAGGTGGTAAGTTGTATCAGTTAGATTTCGATGGGTATCACATTCGTTTGATTGGTAAATTGATAGGTGTAGACATACCATTAGACATCAAAGCACATAAGTGGTTGGCAGACCAATACGGAGCAGACCTCAAGGATGCAAAAGCAATTACATTCCGACAATTATATGGTGGGGTGCAGGATGAATACAAACATATTCCATTCTTCAGTAAAACCGCTCAGTATATAGAGACATTGTGGGGTGAATTTACACGAAATGGTGAGGTTCATACACCACTATTGAAGAGAAAACTTACTTTTGATAAAGATTTAAACAAAAACAAGGTATTTAACTACATTCTTCAGTCCGTTGAGACCGAACGAAACATACTTATATTGGAGAAACTATCTAAAATGATATCTTCTCGTAAGTCCTTACCCATCCTCTACACATATGACTCGATTTTATTTGATGTCCACCCCGAAGATGGCAATGAACTTATATTTGAAATAAAGAAAGTAATGGAGTCCGATGGGTTTCCAACGGATGTAGAAATTGGTGATAATTATAAAGATATGGTTAAGGTCGAATTATAGATATTTATGGTTATGAAGAAACTTATCAATTACATAGCACAGCAAGTGTGGAACGAAGTGGGTGTAACTCTAAACGAGGGTATCACCAACGAAGAGTCGTTGAAAGCTACTTATAAGGTAGTTTCAGAAATCATAGGTGAAGAATTTGCCGAAGAGTTAATCAAGAACTTATTGGAAGCCGAGGAAGAAGACAAAAAAGTTGATTCCAAGAAAGATGATACTTCGGAGGAGCCGGTTGAGGATGAGCCAGACTTCGACTCAGATGACCAAAAGAGTATGATGACTCAAGCAGAGAGGGATGCTCTTAATGAAGCAAGTTTCTTAGACCCAAAATACAAACCAGGTCATCAGATTATTGTGGCAACACCACCACCATTTGCTAAAAAACTCAAAAAGGGTGATGTTCTTACTATTGTAACTGACAAACCAGGTGAGCCTGATTATGGAGATGGTGAGTATGAAAAAACACTACAATTTCCAGATGGAACTGAATTTAAAGTAGCATCGAAAAATACAGGATACGCATCTTCTTACTTCACTCACTTAAAATCCGGCAAAGCAATGCCAAGTGGTGAGGATTGGGAATCTCTAATCATTGTGGCATACAACAATACATTCGAAGGATACGAGTGGGAACGTGCAGAGAAGTTTTGGGCAGATTATGGTAATGATGCAAGAAAGATTGCTGACTCCTTCAAGAAAGAAATTAAATCCAAATCACTATCTCAGTTAGGTGCATCAACTGCACCACTAAACTCAGATTGGGGTGGTTCTAATAAAACACCAAAGACTGACATTTTAGGTGATAGTGATGAGAGAATCTCATTAAAAAAAGCAGGTGGGTCACAACTAATGAGTGGTGGTCAAGAGGAAGCACTTGCGACCTTTGATGCAGCAATGAAAATGGTAGGTGAGAACAAACCAAAGATTTTGGATTCATTCTTAAACACCTTAGAAGATAAAATGGGTAGGATGAGTCAAAAAGGTACGATTTCAGCACTTGAAGCACTAAGAGACAGTGGTGAAAAACTAACACCCGAACAAGAAACTGCAATTGCAGAAATGCAGCAGCTACAACTCAATGCTCAAGAAATAAATAAAGATATGTCTTTGGTATTTAAAGATATATACTTTAAGTCGTGTTTTTGTTTTGAAGCAGCAACTGGTACTAATAAGTTTGCAGACAAAAATGCAATTGCAAACGAACTAATCGAGTTCAACCCAGGTAATGGTAAGATTACGGCACACTTACCTATGAAGAAGATTGAAGATGCAAAACCATTGGCACAATCTAACTCATTCTATGTATCATTCAAAACAGGTGGGGGTGGTTCTAAACCATACCTTGCTTTGAGAACTAAGAAGATGAGTAAGAAGCAGATGTTGGGTGAAGAAGTAGAATCATTCAGAGACATTGTAGTTGAGGAATTTTCAAAATCGGATTATGGTATGAGTATGTTGAACGAAGCAAACGAACAACAACTTAACGAATTCCAAATATTCAATAAATTGTCTAAGGGTCTCAAAAATGTGTCTTCTAAGATAAAGTCACAAGCAAAGAAAATCTTGGACGCAATATTAAAAAGAATCAAGCAAGCATTTGATGCGATAAAGAAATTGGGTCGTAGTATGTTTGATGGAATTATGCACTTCTTGGGTATGGAAGTGTCTTCGGTGAAAATTTCATCTGGTGGTCAATTCCCATTAGTGTAGGAGATAATGAGTGAGAACGCAGTTATTATGTACGTTCACCAACGAAGGTGAATTTGAAAATATAGTAGATACAATATTGAAGACTTTTGATTTATTCAGTCGTAAGATATTCGTATTGAAGTTACAACCATCGAATGAGTTGGTAGTTAGTTATAACATCATACCTAACTCATCATCGTTCTTACCATCTACCATTATGGTGCATAGAAAGAAAGAGTCCAACACGATGTATACAATCAATGCTTTGAATAGATTGATTACTACTGAAAATGGTGGAGTATTAGATAAGTCATTCCAAGTAAATTGGGATAAATATAGAAATTCAGTTATACTAACCGATGGGGATGGGTATAAGATAATGAGGACAAGTTTATTCCGAATTATCGATGTTAATTAACTTTAGCAGCCTATTTATATACACGTAGTTTGACTACAAAATAAAAAATAAAAAAATATTTTGAAATACATTTGGAGTTGTCACCCAAATGTTGTATATTAGTGACATAGTTAACAATTAATAATTAAAAAGGAACAATTATGGCTATTGATTTAGACGCAATCCGCAACCGTTTGAATACACTTCAAACAAAAGTAACAAAGACTGATAATCTTTGGAAACCTCAACCTGGCAAACAACAAATCCGTATTTTGCCTTACGTTCACAACACTTCAAATCCGTTTATCGAACTTTACTTCCACTTTGGATTTGGTGGTAAGAATGTTATCTCACCATCTTCATTTGGTGAAGCAGACCCATTATTAGAATTTGCTGAGAAGTTGAAAGCAACTGGAAATCGTGATGATTACCAATTGTCTCGTAAACTCACTCCTAAGATGAGAACATACGTTCCAGTATTGGTACGTGGTGAAGAGTCTGAGGGTGTAAAGTTTTGGGGATTTGGTAAGAACGTTTACCAAGAACTATTAGGATTCTTTGCAGACCCAGATTATGGTGATTTGACTGACCCAGTAAATGGTCGTGATATCACAGTAGAATTCAAAACCGCTGCTGAATTAGGTAAATCTTATCCTGAGACTTACATTCGTGTTAAACCAAACACAACTCCAATCTCAGAAGATTCTAACATTCTTTCGGCAGTTAAAGACCAAATCGAACTTCCAGGTATGTTCAAGAAAGTAACATATGAAGAAATGGAAGGTATGTTGAAAGAGTGGTTGGAAACTGGTGAAGTATCAGACTCTAACGACCAACCAGTTGCTGAGACATCTCAACCAACTCAAGCAACTTCTCCTGCATCCAATGTAAAGGATGCATTCGATGACCTATTTAACGACTAATTAGTATGGCTAAGAAGAAGAAGGAAAGTTCTCGTGATGAACTGTCTTCTATCCTCGCTGACAACCTAAACAAGAAGTTTAAGTCCGCCCACAAGGTGGCTTACTTCTTGGATGGGGAGGAGACCACCCCAACCGACTTAGATGAGTGGGTATCAACGGGGTCTCCTATGTTAGACTTGGCAATTTCAAATAGACCAAATGGTGGGTTACCAGTGGGTCGTATTACTGAGATTACAGGTTTGGAAGGAAGTGGTAAATCACTACTCGCAGCTCACTCAATCGCAGACACTCAGAAGAAGGGTGGTCTTGGAGTCTATATCGACACCGAGAACGCAATGAATCAAGAGTTCTTAGAAGCAATTGGTGTAGATGTAAACAAGATGTTGTATGTTCCATTAGAGACTGTGGAAGACATCTTTGAAGCAATTGATTCAATCATTGAATCAGTCCGTTCTTCTGACAAAAAGAAGTTGGTTACAATCGTAGTAGACTCCGTTGCAGGTGCATCTACTAAAGTCGAGATTTCGGCTGATTATGACCAAGCAGGTTATGCAACTCAAAAGGCCATCATTATCTCGAAGGCAATGAGAAAGGTAACTAACCTTATTGGAAGAGAACGAATTTCACTAATCTTTACAAATCAATTGAGAACTCGTATGGGTGTATCATTTGGTGACCCTTGGACTACGAGTGGTGGTAAGGCAATTGCATTCCACTCATCTTGTAGATTGAGATTGAAACAAATGGGTCAGTTGAAGTCAAAGGTTGGTGGTGTTGACCAAGTTGTGGGTATTAAGACCCGTGCTCAAGTCATCAAGAATCGTATGGGGCCACCATTACGTTCGGTAGATTATGATATCTACTTTGATAGTGGTATCGACAACTATGGTTCTTGGTTACAAATGATGAAGAGTTACAAGTTGGTAGGACAAAGTGGTGCTTGGTACACTTATGTAGATAAAGAGACTGGTGAGGAAATCAAATTCCAAGCCAAGAACTTTGAAGAGTTGTTGGAAGAGAGACCTGAAATGAAGGAGTCAATCTACAACCAAATTTGTGATGCATATATTATGTCTTACAAACAATCAAGTGCAGAAGCAAACATAGATAACGTAGAAGTAGCAGATTTCGATGAATAATAGATACGCAGAACTCCTCAAAGAAGTGAGTCAAGAACACAAGGTGAAGAAAGATGAACACCTAAATGATAGAGTACTCATCATAGATGGTCTCAATCAGTTTATTAGGGTATTTGGGGCAGTCCCTGCGTTGAATGATGATGGTGAACATTGTGGTGGTATAACAGGTTTCTTGTTATCCATCGCAGCCACCATTAGAAGATTGAAACCTACACGAGTTGTTATCGTGTTTGATGGTAAGGGTGGGTCAAATCGTAGAAAGTCAGTTTATAAAGGTTATAAGGAAGGTCGTACTGGTCTAACTAAAATCAACCGATTGGCAGGATACGAGGATTTGGAGGACCAACAAGAATCTATGAGAAAGCAATTTGCACGGCTAATTGAATACCTCCAAATCCTACCCATTTCCCTTACTTACATTGACTATGTAGAGGCTGATGATATTATCGCATATCTTGCCAATCACTACTTTAAGAAAGAAGTTACAATCATCTCATCAGACAAGGATTTCTTACAATTAGTAAATCCACGAATTAAAGTGTATGCACCTACTAAGAAGAAGATGTATGATGAAGCACTTGTAATGGAGGATTATGGTGTTAAACCACAAAATCTTGTATTCTATCGTGTAATTGAGGGTGATAAGTCAGATAATATCGAAGGTGTCCGTGGTGTTGGTCCTAAGACCATTCATAAAAAGATGCCATTCCTAAATGATGAGGTTATGGACTTAGATGGGTTCATCTCTAAAATCAAAACTGAATGTGATGATAAGTTGTCACAAAAGTTGATGGAAAATGTGACAACTATTGAGATGAATTATGGATTGATGCAACTCAAAGACCCCGAAATCTCATCTTCAATCAAATCAAATGTCAGAGATATTATGGACTCACAAGAATCAAACTTTGATGTGGTTGAGTTTAAGAAGATGTTTATGTATGATAAGTTATACACTGTATTTTCTAATATTGATAGTTGGTTGCAAAATTCGTGGTCACCATTGCACAACTTTTTGAAGAATAGTTTTGATACTAACAAATAATTTCGTATATTAGTCCTTATATGGAGAAGTTAGGAAGTAAGTTTAGCACATCGTTTCAGAATAAAGTAATCTCGGCAATTATATCCGATAGGTCGTATACCCGACAAATCTACGATATACTAAAGCCTGAGTACTTTGACTCCGAAGCGTCTGAATGGTTAGTTAAAACCATTTTAAAATATTTTGATGAGTACGAGACAATGCCAACATTGGATGTCCTTAAAGTCAAGATAAACACCATTGAGAGAGATGTGTTAAAGACTTCAGTAGTCGATACATTAAAATTCGCTTGGAATCACTTAGATAGTGAAGATTTAACTTATGTAAAGGAGCAAGTCCTTGACTTTTGTAAGAATCAATCTATTAAGAACGCAATCTTAGATTCGGTGACTTTATTAGAGGATGGTAAATACGATACCATTAAGAAGAATATTGATACTGCAATGAAAGCAGGTCAAGACTCTGATATAGGACACGAGTATAAGACTATGTTGGCAGAACGATATGAAGATTCAGTTCGTAATGTGGTTTCAACTGGATGGGATGTTGTTGATGAAATCACACAAGGTGGTTTTGGTAAGGGTGAGTTGATACTATTCGCTGCTCCTCCTGGAATTGGTAAGTCGTGGGCTTTGGTGAATATTGGTGTAAATGCAATGAAGAAGGGTAAAGTGGTAGCACATTATACTTTGGAGTTGAACGAAGGTTACACTGGTCAGAGATACGATGCAGTTCTAAGTGGTGTTGCGGTAGGTAATTTGAAGTACAATATGGAGGATGTCAAGAAGGCAGTCGAAAATGTACCAGGTGACCTTGTTGTAAAACACTATCCTACCAAAACTGCAAGTGTGACATCTTTAAAAGCACATATGGATAAGATGACCTTACAAGGTAAGAAGCCAGATGTGGTAATTGTGGATTATGCTGACCTTTTGAGAGGACCTGCTAAAGAAAAGAGACACGAGGAGTTGGAAGAAATCATCGAAGACCTTAGAGGATTGGCAGGTGAGTATGAAGTTCCAGTCTTCACGGCATCTCAGATTAATAGAAGTGGTGCTGAAGATGACATTATTACCGGCACCAAGATTGCTGGGTCATTCTCAAAGATGATGACTGCTGATTTCGTGGTATCTCTATCTCGTAAGATTGAAGATAAACTTGCAGGGACTGGTAGATGGCACGTAATTAAGAATCGTTTTGGACCTGATGGTATGACATTCCCATCTAAAGCAAACTTCTCAACTGGTCAAATCCACATTTATAATGATGATTCTATTGATGGTAGAAACACCACAAAGCAGATGAAACAAGGGGAGAGTTTAGTAAGAAAAGAATTAGCCCAAAAATACAAGGAAATGAGTGGTGATATTGGTTTTTAGAGACTATATATTACCACCCCAATTAACATATTGTCTAATAATTAAAAGAGGAGAACCCTATGGGTCTATTTGATAATCGAATACCATTTAAACCGTTTGAATACCCCGAATACTACACCGAAGGTTGGTTGAAACAAGCTCAAGCATTTTGGTTACATACCGAAATACCAATGCAAGGTGATATTAAGGATTGGAATGAAAATTTGTCAGTCGAAGAAAAGAATTTAGTTGGTAATATCCTTTTAGGATTTGCTCAAACGGAATGTGCTGTATCCGATTACTGGACCACTATGGTTACTAATTGGTTTCCAAAACACGAAATCAAGCAGATGGCAATGATGTTTGGTTCACAAGAAACCATCCACGCTACTGCATACTCATATTTGAATGAGTCACTTGGTTTAGAAGATTTTGAGGCATTCTTACACGAACCTGCAACTGCTGAACGTTTTGAGAATCTTGCTGAGGTATCAAACAACTATACCTACGAAGACTTGAAGAACAATCCAGAAGCAAGAGCTGAAGTAGCACGTTCACTTGCAATCTTCTCAGCATTTACTGAGGGAGTAGCACTATACTCTTCATTTGCAGTATTGTACTCATTCCAAATGAGAAACAAACTGAAAGGTATCGGTCAGCAAATGAAGTGGTCGGTGAGAGATGAATCACTACACTCTCGTATGGGATGTCAGTTATTCAAACATATGTGTGAAGAATATCCCGAACTATTGGAAGATTCTAAAGAGTCAATCCAAAAGGCCGCCGAGTTGATTCAAACATTGGAACACAAATACATCGATAAGATGTTTGAAATGGGTGATTTGGAAAATCTTAAAAAAGAGGACCTAAAGAACTTCATCAATCAGAGATTAAATGAAAAATTAAATGAGTTGGGTTACCAATCTATGTTTACATATGATGAAGACTCAGCTGCACAATTAGAATGGTTCTACCACTTGACTGGTGGACATACACATACTGACTTCTTTGCTCTAAGACCTACTGATTATAGTAAGGCTAATGAAGGTGAAGATTGGGATGATATATTTTAAGAAGTTATGAAGAATTACGGAGAAGAATTAGGTTGGGAACTCGGAGTAGACTTTCCAACGTGGGGAAATACTGAAATTTACGTTAAGACCATCTCAAAGGGTTACCTATTAGCAGGTGAAAAACCAAAGGATGCTTATTGGAGAGTTGCTACGGCAGTTGCTCGTAGACTTAACAAACCACAATTGGCATCAAAATTCTTTGATTACATTTGGAAAGGGTGGTTGAACCTTGCATCACCAGTGCTATCAAATACTGGTACTGATAGAGGTTTACCAATCTCGTGTTTTGGTATTGATGTGGGTGACTCTATTCAAGAGATTGGGTCGAAGAACCTTGAGTTGATGTTACTTGCAAAGCATGGTGGTGGTGTCGGTGTTGGTATCAATATGATTAGACCTGCTGGTGCAAATATCACTAACAATGGAACATCTGATGGTGTAGTACCATTTGCTAAGATTTACGATTCAACAATCCTTGCTACAAATCAAGGTGCTGTTCGTAGAGGTGCTGCATCGGTGAATCTAAACATCGAACACAAAGACTTTGATGAGTGGATTGAAATCAGAGAACCTAAAGGTGATGTAAACCGACAATGTTTGAACTTGAACCAATGTGTTATCGTTGGTGATAAGTTTATGAGAAAACTTGAAGATGGTGACAATGAAGCAAGACGCAAGTGGGGTAAGGTACTTCAGAAACGTAAAGCAACTGGTCAACCTTACATTATGTATAAGGGTAACGTAAACAAACAAAACCCTGAAGCATACAAACATAATGGGTTGAAGGTTCATATGACTAACATATGTTCTGAAATCACATTACATACTGATGAGTCTCACTCATTCGTGTGTTGTTTATCATCACTAAACTTATCTAAGTATGATGAGTGGAAAGATACTGACCTTATCTATACGGCTACTTGGTTCTTGGATGGTGTACTCGAAGAGTTTATTCAACGTGCTAAGAATATGAGAGGGTTTGAGAACTCAGTTCGTTCTGCTGAAAAGGGTAGAGCATTGGGTCTTGGAGTTCTTGGATGGCACACTTACCTACAACAAAAAGGTATGGCATTCGAAGGATTACCTGCTCAGTTTGAGACTCGTAAGATATTCTCTCAAATCAAGATTGAATCAGAACGTGCATCACGTGACTTGGCTCAAGAGTATGGAGAACCACTTTGGTGTGTTGGTAGTGGTATGAGAAATACTCACTTGAGAGCAATCGCACCAACGGTATCCAACTCTAAGTTGAGTGGTAATGTATCTGCTGGTATCGAACCTTGGGCTGCAAATGTCTTTACTGAACAAACGGCTAAGGGAACGTTCATTCGTAAGAATCGTGAATTGGAGAGAGTACTTCGTAAGTTGAATATGAACAACAAAGATACTTGGGATAAAATTCTACAAGATGGTGGTTCAGTACAAGACTTGAGTGAGTTCGACAATTGGGCATATGTCAATGGTAAATTACTCAATCGTAGTGATATTGCCGATGTGATGATTGAAAACAAAGAAGTGGATTGGTTAAAGGATGTATTCAAAACATTCAAGGAAATCAATCAGTTGGAGTTAGTTAAACAAGCAGGTATCAGACAACAATACGTTGACCAAGCAGTTTCTCTAAACTTAGCATTCCCATCACAAGCAAGTCCAAAGTGGATTAACCAAGTCCATATGGAGGCTTGGAAAGAAGGAATCAAAACCCTCTATTATATGAGAACGGAATCAGTACTTCGTGGTGATATTGCTACGAGAGCTACTGACCCCGATTGTGTATCGTGTGATGGTTAAACGAAGTGTGGTTTGAAGACCACATCTTAGGACCGTGTTAGTTCACGGAAACGGGGTGGGGAAGTTCGCTACTCCCCACTCCACTTGAGATTAAATTAATTAAATGAAAGAAAATATGAAACAATATCTTTACTTTTCAGCACCTTGGTGTGGGCCGTGTAGAATGTTAGGTCCGATGATGGAACGTGTAAACAACACAATACCAGTTCAAAAGGTCAATGTAGATGAGAACTCTGAATTGGCACAGCAATACAATGTAAGAAATATACCTACCGTAGTTCTATTGCAAGATGGGCAAGAGGTTAAACGAATTATAGGAGTAAAGCCTGAATCTGAATATCTAAACGTTTAATTGGAGTTATAAAATGGTTACGAAAAATACAAAATCAAAGTTTTGTTTCAATACAATGGTTAATAATGAAGCACATTGTATTGAACGTATGTTAAATACAGTATGGCCTTACATTGACTATTGGGTAATTCAAGATAATGGGTCAACTGATGGGACTCAGGACATTATTCGCAATTTCTTTGAAGAGAAGGGAATTCCTGGGTTTTTGTATCAATTAGATTGGTGGGAGGGTCACGGTATTAATCGAGACCATTGTATCAAAACTGCACTTGAAGCAGACCACGGATGTGATTGGATACTAAGAGTAGATGCTGATGAGCAGTTGATAATCGATGATGAATTTGATTGGTCTGTTTTTGATGACACCTCTATTCAAAGTTTTAACGTTGCTGCTCGTGATGGTGGTACAACCTACTTTAGAACGTGGTTATGGAATGCAAAAGAACCTTGGGCATTTTATCCAGACAAAGCACACGAGACCATTTACTTAGATAGGGATGGTATTGGAGAGGAATTCCAACGTGTTAATTTGCCTATTGGTATGAGACATCTACTTACAAACGATGGTATGACTTGGGCAAAACCTATGAAGTTTTTAAAGGATGCTTTAAATCTTGAATTGGGTAATGTTCCTACTCGCAAAGTCTTAACTGATAATTATCACTTGTGGTATATTGCTAAGAGTTATGCAGATTGTCACGATGATGTCGAAAACTTACCATATGGTCAATTACATAAGGAAGAATATGCACGTAGAGCAATATTCTATTACAAAATGTATTTGTATCAAACCAACCCACGTTATGAATTAGAAGGTATATCAGAGGGTGATGGTCAAGAAATGGCATGGTATGCTGCATTTGGAATCGGTCAAATGTATCGTTCTTTAAACGAGGATGAATCTGCTATAAAATGGTATCAAAGAGCAAGTGAATTTTGTGCAAACCGAAACGAAAATTACTTCAATATGGCATTGTTGTACGAGAAAACTGGTCAATACCAAAATATGCTAAACATATCTAAGTTTTTAATAAGTGCTGACCGATACAACCCATTCCCAAATCGACAATTCTTAATAATGAATTATGCATATCCAGACACAAGTCAAGAACCACATTGGTTGCACGCACGTGCATTGGATTACTTAGGTATGGATTCAACTTACTATAAGAACTTGTTAAAAAATGACCCTACTACTCCTGAGTGGATTTTAAATCAAATCAATGAGTAATAATTACGACTATATAATAGTTGGTGCTGGGTTTTTTGGTGCCATATGTGCTTATGAACTGAATAAGGCAGGTAAGTCCGTATTGGTAATTGAAAAACGAAATCACATCGGTGGTAATGTTTATACTGAGGAACGAGATGGGGTTCATATTCACGAATATGGACCTCACATCTTCCATACTAACGAAAAGTGGATTTGGGATTGGGTTAATCAGTTTGCAGAATTTAATAATTTTAGATACAACCCAATCGCTAACTATAATGGTAAACTTTATTCATTACCATTTAGTATGTATACATTTAACCAAATGTGGGGAGTCACAACACCACACGATGCAAAGAAAAAGATTGAAGAGCAACGTTTTACAGGTAAGGTAACTAATCTTGAAGAACAAGCACTTTCGTTAGTAGGTAAGGATATTTATGAAACTCTAATTAAGGGGTATACTGAGAAGCAGTGGAGAAAACCTGCTACCGAACTACCTGCATCTATCATCAAAAGATTGCCAGTTAGATTTACTTGGGATAACAACTACTACTTTGATAAATACCAAGGTATTCCAATCGGTGGTTATACTCAAATCTTTGAAAAGTTGTTGGATGGGATAGAGGTTCGTTTGGGTGTTGATTATCTTAAAGAAAAATCAATGTGGGATGCTATTTCTAATAAAGTGATTTATACTGGACCTATTGACAAATACTTTGATTATAAATTTGGTGATTTAGAATACAAATCAGTAGAATGGGATACTATGAAACTGAATACTGAAAATTACCAAGGATGTGCTGGGATGAACTATACCGATAGTGAAACTTCATTTACTCGTATTATAGAACATAAGTGGTTTGATAACCAAAACCAAAAAGTAAGTTGGGTAAGTATGGAATTCCCAAAAGAATACAAGCGAGGTGTTGAGCCATTCTATCCAGTGAATGATGATATCAACAATGAGAAGTATAGAAAATATAAGGAACTTGCTGATAAAGACAAAGTGATATTTGGTGGAAGACTTGCAGAGTACAAATACTATGATATGCACCAAGTAATTGCATCGGCATTAAGTAAAGTAAAAAAACTTGTATAATTGAAAATAATTTTGTATATTAGTATATTATGAAGAAACAACTACAACAACTTTGGGACTTCCAAAGTGCATACAACTCAACAAGAAATACCAAACCAACTTTAATCGAACCTGATGATTACTTTTTAAGGTATCGTTTGGGTAAAGAAGAATTGTTGGAGTATTTAGATGCTTGTAATAACGATGACCTTGTAGAAATCACCGATGCTCTTGCAGACCAACTATACATCCTATTGGGTACTATGGTTGCTCACGGAATGCAGGATATTATCGAAGATGTCTTCAACGAGGTACATCGTTCTAATATGTCAAAGTTAGGTGAGAATGGTAAACCTATCTATCGAGAAGATGGTAAGGTTTTGAAAGGGCCAAACTATTCACCACCTAACATTGCACAATTCCTACCAGGAACTCAGTTGGAAATTCCATTCAATGAGGAAGTTTAGGATGGCATTGCGAGGAGAATCACACCCACAACATAAACTTACGGAAGACCAAGTAAAGTCTATACGTAAGTTGTGGGCTGTGGGTCACCGAAACATCAAAGTATTGGCCCGAAACAATGGTGTATCACCTGCCAACATCCGCAGGATTGTAAAAGGTGAAACTTGGACTCATATTATTTTTGGAGAATTTAACGACTACCAATAATGTCAGAAATTAAACTATCACATAAGATTAAGAATGATGAATACACGGAGTATGTGTATAACACCTTTGATATTCAAGACCGAGATACTACAAGTGTAAGTATCCCAATGAAAATTGGGGACTTAGATACATTTGAGTGGAATATCGGTGTAATCTATGGGAGTAGTGGGTCTGGTAAGTCCACCATCTTAAATAAATTGGGTGGTGTTCGTAGTATCAAGTTTGATGAAGAGAAATCGTTGATATCAAACTTTGATTGGTTAACTCCAGAAGAAGCAGGTAGAGTCCTTACATCCATCGGTCTATCATCCATTCCAACTTGGTTGAGACCTTACCGATTATTAAGTAATGGTGAAAAGTATAGAGCAGAACTTGCATACTTGATATCATCCTCAAAGGATGGTGACATCATTCTAATAGATGAGTATACTTCAGTAGTGGATAGAGATGTTGCAAAAGCAATGTCGTTTGCTCTTCAGAAGTATATTCGTAGAGAAGGTAAGAGAATCATCCTTGCATCGTGTCACTACGATATTATGGAATGGTTGATGCCCGATTGGACTGTATCACCCGAAAAAGATGGAGGCGCACTCGTGAGAGGCGAATGGCTTCGGCAAGGGAGACCACAAATCAATCTACACATTAGTAGAGTCGAACCTCAAACTTGGGACTTGTTCAAAAGACATCACTATTTAACCGAAGAGGTTAATAAGGCATTTATCTTCCTATTATATGAGTGGAATGACAAGCCAGTTGCTATGGGAGTCATCGGTAGACAAATTGGTAAAGGGCAGGGGTATTCTTTAAGAGGTAGTAGAACAGTAGTTCTTCCCGATTATCAAGGTCTTGGAATTGGGTCACATATATCCAATTTCCAAGGTGCAGTAGCAGCAAATAGAGGTGCTAAGTATTTTACCAAAACGGTAAATCCTGCATTGGGTGAGTATCGAAATAAAAGAACTGATTTATGGAGTCCGACTGGTCACAACGGCAGACAACGTAATGATGAGAACTATGAATCAATCGTATACAAAACACTTAAACAACGACCATCATACTGCCACTCCTATTGTGGTCCATCGATAGATGGGTATGATGAGTTATTAGACCCAATTGATAAAGTTCGTATGATGAGTCGTGTAGACTTAGATTTAGTCCGAAACTTTTGGGATGTTGAATAATTTTTTGTATATTAGTATAAAATAAGACTTAATGTATCAAAATGTATATTACGAAAAAGAAAAGAATCTCATCCATTGTTGGGATGATGAAAAAGGTTACTTTACATCTAAGTATCGTAGATATGCTTACGTTAGAGATGGCAATGGTGCTCATACTTCTATTCACGGAGAGAGGTTAAAGAAGATTAATTTTTGGAAACAAGATGAGGGTCTTCAGTTATACGAGAGTGATGTAAATGAGGTGACACGTTTTCTAATCGATAACTATGGTGATTCTGATGAGGTGTCTAAAGGACACACTCTATTCACATTCGATATCGAGGTAGAGATGAATAGTGGACTACCTGACATCACAAAAGCAGGCAATGCTATGACCTCAGTCGCAGGTCACGATTCGGTTACTGGAGACTACTTCGTATATGTCGTAAACAAGGGTGAGAAGATTGATAAGACCATCAAAGGTGCACGTGTAGTATCATTTGATACTGAAGAAGATATGGTTATGGCTTTCCTAAACAAGTGGAAAGAGATTAGACCTACCGTAGTTACTGGGTGGAACATCGATTACTTTGATATTACCTACCTATACAATCGTATTAAGGTTTTATTTGGAGAGGGTGTTGCAAATCAACTATCACCGATTGGTAAAGTGACTTGGAACAAATATCGTAGTAGATACCTCATCGCAGGAGTTTCGTGTTTGGATTACCTTGCATTATACAAAAACTTTACCTATACTGAATTACCTAACTACCGATTGGATACAGTCGCAGTAACTGAATTGGGTAGAGGTAAGATTGAGTATGAAGGTAACCTTGACCAATTGTTCAGAGATGACTTAGAAAAATTTATTGAGTATAACTTGGTGGATGTTGAGTTGGTTGTTGATATGGATAAGAAACTTCAGTTCATCGAACTTGCTCAAGCAATTTGTCACGCAGGTCACGTGTTCTACGAAGATTTCCTATTCTCATCAAAGTGGTTAGAGGGTGCAATCCTAACATTCCTAAGAAGGTCTGGTCGCGTTGCTCCAAACAAACCACCTCGTGTTGCACGTGATGAGAATGATACGAATGGGGGTAAGTTTACTGGTGCTTATGTGAAAGAACCAAAACCTGGTCTTTATAAGTGGGTATATGATTTGGATTTAACATCACTATATCCATCGATTATTATGACCTTGAACACTTCACCAGAGACCAAGATTGGTAAGTTGAAGAACTTCACATCAGAGGACCATATAAAGGGTAAAATTGAAACCTACTCAATTATCGATGATGATGGCAATGAGTTTCCACCTTTGAATAGAGAAAAGTTTATGGAGTTCGTGGAGACATCCGACTACTCAATCGCTGCAAATGGTGTTCTATATCGTAGAGATAAGATTGGGGTGATTCCTGAGATTCTAAATGTTTGGTTTGACAAACGTGTGGAATACAAAGACCTTATGAAGAAGTATGGTAAGGAAGGTAATGATGAATTGTATAAGTTCTACTCTCAGCGTCAGTTGGTTCAAAAGATTATGTTGAACTCCCTATATGGGGTATTGGGTCTACCATCGTTTAGATTCTATGATGTGGACAATGCTGAGGCAACCACGATTACTGGTCAGTCGGTGATTAAGACTACTGAGTTGATTGCTAACCAATACTATACTAAGATTATTGGTAAAGAGGCAGATTACAATGTATATACTGATACTGATTCAGTCTTTTATCAGGCAGCACCACTTGTAAAAGCACGTAACCCTCAAATTGATGAGAACTCGGATGAGCAAATGATTCCTGCGATTCTATCAGTAGCAAGGGAAGTTGAGGAACACATCAACAAGGTCTATGATATGATGGCATTTAAGATGTTTAATGTGGACTCACATAGATTTGATATCAAACAAGAGACTATTGCTAAAGGTGGTTTTTGGGTATCAAAGAAGAGATATGCTCAATGGATTATCAATGATAACACCGTAGATTGTGACAAGTTGGATGTAAAGGGATTGGATGTAAAACGTTCATCATTCCCAACTTACTTCAAAGAAGTGATGTCAACTGTATTGATGGATATTCTAAAGGATGCTGATAAAGATGAATTAGACCAAAAGATTTTGGATTACAAGCGCGGTATGACTGACCAACGATTCGTTGATATTGCAAAGAATTCAGCAGTGAAGGATATGTCTAAGTACTTGTTTAAGAATCAAGCATTGGGTGAGTTTATGAAGGGAACTCCTGCTCACGTAAAAGCTGCGATTACTTATAATCAATTACTAAAGAAGTTCAATGCCCCTTACAAATATGAACCAATGAAGGATGGTGACAAAATCAAATGGGTATATCTAAAGAAGAATCCACTTGGGTTAGAAACCACAGGATTCACTGGTCATTCAGACCCACCAGAAATCAATGCATTCATCCAACAATATATCGATTATGATTTGATTTGGGAGAAGGAGTTGAACAATAAGTTGGATGACTTCTACAAAGCAATGGATTGGGAGAAACCAAATCCTAACCTTGCTACTGCATCACAATTCTTTTCATTTTAATTTGGATAGTAAGAATAAATTTTGTATATTAGTAAAGTTAAAAAGTAAATAATAAAGGAAACTATGAAAAAAAGTTCTATTGAAGGTTTCATCTCTCGCTATAACTTAGGTGGTGAGATTGAATCTGTAAAGATTGAGTCAACTGATGCAGGTATGTCAGTTAGATTTATCTCTGATGACAAAACTCTCTTGGGTGATGTATCAAGTGAAGAGACTGACTTTCCAAATGGGGAGTTTGGTATCTACACCACATCTCAACTAAAAAACCTATTGGGTGTATTGGGAAGTGATGTTGATGTTAATGAAGGTAATGCAAGTTTGACATTTGGTGATAGTGGAACAACGATTAACTATATGTTAGCAGACCTATCAGTAGTGCCAATCGTACCAGACCTAAAACAACTTCCACCATTTGGTTCTACAATCACTTTGAATGATGAGTTTGTATCTAAGTTCGTTAAGTCTAAAGGTGCATTGAGTGATTCGGATACATTTACATTTACTTGTAAAGATGGCAAGGGTGAGGTAATCTTGGGTTACCAAAAGAGTATGAATTCAAACCGAATCTCACTTAATGTAGATTGTACGTGTGATGGTGATGTTGAACCAATTTCATTCTCAGCAAAATACTTGAAAGAAATCCTAAATGCAAATCGTGCTGCAAAATCATCTTCAATGAAGGTTTCATCACAAGGTCTTGCATCTGTATCGTTTGAACACGATGGGTTTAAATCTAACTATTTCTTGGTGGAGATTAAGTAATGAGTCTCGTTAAGATACATACACATCAAAGAGCAGAAGCAGAACGGATGCTACGAGAAATTGAACTCGAAGGTCCATTTTGGAACTATGGAGTTCACTATAAAGTTATAGAGGATTTCTACGATGGGTTTGACTTGACAAATGAACATTATACCAATCTTCCAGAATTTAGATGGTCACCAAACATTCAAAGTAGAACTTACATCAAAGTAGATACACCTACTGATGAGGTAAGAAATGCAGTCTTTGAAAAGTTTGGACAAAAGGTAGGTGGGTTGAATTATATTCATTATAAACTTGACCCAAATCCTGCGACTGAATGTGAATACACATTTGATTATAAGGTTGAACCAAAATACCCATTATATGTAATATCATTGGGTAGATGGGACAAAACATACACCATTGACACATTAGAAGAGATGGGTATTGATTTTAACATTTGTGTTGAACCAAAGGAATACGACAAGTATGCTGCCAATCCAAAGATTGATGAAAACAAACTCATCAAACTACCCGAAAACTTTAGTGAGAGGGGAATGGGTGGTATTCCAGTTCGTAACTTTGTATGGGAACACTCGGTTGAAGCAGGACATAAGAAGCATTGGATTATTGATGATAACATCGAAGGATTTTTTAGATGGAATGATAATGTCCAAAAGAAAGTCAAAGATGGGGTATTCTTTAGAATAATGGAAGACTTTAGTGATAGATACGAAAACCTCGGATTAGTAGGGTGTCAGTATGCATCATTTGTCCCTGCTAATGAACCACGTAGAACTCAGTTCATCATCAATACACGTGTGTATAGTTGTATCTTAATTAACACGGAACTTCTTGACCAACGTTTGGAAGAGCGATGGAGGGGTAGATATAATGAGGATACTGACCTTGCTCTAAGAGTATTATCCACTGGTGATTTATGTACCGTAAACTTCAATATGCTCTTATCGGGTAAGAAGACAACAGGTACAGTAAAGGGTGGTAATACAAATACTATCTATGAGTTTGGTGATAACAAAGAAGAGAATGCTAAGTTCACTGGTTTGCAGAAGAAGTTTGATGAACTCAAAGAAAATTGGGGAGACATCGTACAATATACTACTGCAAAGCATGCCGATGGTAGACCACACCACGTTATTCAATACACTAAGTTGTTTCAGCAAGAATTGGTGATGAAAGAAGGGGTTCAGTTAGAACCAAAGGTCAACGAGTACAATATGAAATTTGAAAAAGCAAATAAAGATGAGTAATTCACTTTGGGTAGAAAAATATAGACCCGATACACTTGAAGGTTATGTTGGAAACGAACATATCCTTGAGAAAGTAAAGATTTACATTGAGAATGAGGATGTACCACATCTACTACTCTATGGGGTAGCGGGGACTGGTAAGACTACACTCGCTAAAATCATCACCAATCAGATTGATTGTGATGTTATGTACATCAACGCTTCGGATGAAAACTCCGTTGATGCAGTTCGTGATAAGATTCGTGGGTTCGCATCATCAATGGGATTCCGTAAGTGGAAAGTTGTAATCTTAGATGAGGCAGACTACTTGACACCAAATGCTCAAGCAGCACTCCGTAATCTAATGGAGACTTTCAGTAAATCTACTCGTTTCATTTTGACTTGTAACTATGTAGAGAAGGTTATTGACCCTATCCAATCACGTTGTCAGACATTTGCAATCACACCTCCATCAAAATCAGAGGTGGCAAAGAGACTATATGACATCCTAAACTTTGAGAGTGTAGACTTCCGTAAAGAAGACCTACCAATCTTGGTGAATAGTGGGTATCCCGACATTCGTAGAGTCCTCAACGCAGCACAACGACAAGTTGTAAAAGGTGAGTTGAAGATTGATACAACCTCTACTGTTCAAGCAAACTACATTGATAACTTGGTTAAGGTTCTACAAAAGGGTGGTGATGTAAAACAACAATTCACCGAAATTAGACAAATCATTGCCGATTCAAAAGTTAAGGATTTTACACCATTGTATAGAGGACTATATGATGAGGTAGATACTTATGCAAGTGGCAAAGTGGGTCAGACCATCTTAAACATCGCAGATGGTCAATATAAAGACTCAATGGTAGTTGATAAAGAAATCAACGTAATGGCGATGATATTGAATATATTAATTACATTAGGAAAGTAAACTATGGCAAATTCAAACGAATTATTCGAACAAATGACCGAGTTGTTTGCAGACTTCTCGGAGTCTCACAATGGTACAACTAAGAAATCTGCAGCTCAAGCAAGAAAAGCAATTGGTGAGTTGAAGAAATTGGTAACTGAATACCGTAAAGCATCGGTAGAAGAAAACAAATAAGATGGCTAAAAAAGGTAAAATCGTAGAGATGGGTCAACCGGCAAAATCTCCACAAATGAATTTGGATGTTACGAAGTTGAAGAACGTAACGTGTCCACAATGTGATGGTATCTTCTTCGATGAACTACAAATGTTCAAAGAGGTATCAGCAGTACAATCTCCGAATGGTCAAGCATCAATGCTACCAATTCCAGTTGTTGTATGTAACAATTGTGGTACGGTACATCCGAAGTTTACACCAAAAGAGTTATTTGAAGATGTCGCAAACCAAGAAAGCTAAGACTATATTTGAGCATCTTTCTGGTATAAAGGAGAAAAAGGTTTCTTGGGAGTCCCTATCTGATATGGATAAGAAATCTTTTTCACCCTTTATCATCAATCGGTGGTTGTCTATGAACTTAGAGTTGGTGGGATTGGTAAACGAACTACAACCATACACCATAGGTCAACTATCACCTCGTGATACTTACAAACTATACTTGGATGTTCTACCTAAGAAGAAGACATTTGACAAGTATGTTAAATCTAAGGGTAAGAGCAAGTATAATGATAGTGTATTGGATTACCTATCAAAGTATTTCGAGGTATCGCATCGAGAAGTCAAGGACTATCTTGAGATTCTATCGAAGGATGAAGTAATTGAAATCATCCAAAAATTTGGAGTAGACAAAAAAGAAATCAAAAAATGGCTGAAGTGATAAAAGAGGCAAAAAACAAAGTAGAGTGGGTTGGTGAAGAGGAACGACCAATTTATGGAGAACCAACTGCACGACAATATTGTGAAGAGACCTATCCAGAAATGATGGAAGAATACAAAAGGATTATGTGGGAACAATATGAGACCTTTTGTAAGAAGCAACGAAACTACGGACCAGGTAACATCTCAGTAGGAACTCCATTGGAGACAAAGGATGATGTAAAGTTGTCACTAACTGGGTTATGGTTCAGAATGAACGATAAGATTCAGAGATTAAAACAATTAGTAGTATTGGGTCAACCTGATGAGGTTGGTGAGTCACTACAAGATACATATGCAGACTTATCAGTATATGGTATCATCGCACAATTAGTACAAAACGGAAAATGGGCAAAGTAAAGATGTCCCTATATAGTCATTCAATCGTGATGGCTATATTGGGTATATGGGCAACCTCATATCAATATGTCCCCGCCTCATTCTTAGGTGGGTTATTGATAGGGTATGGGTTGAGACTTGCATATACTGCAGGTCAGCAATCCAAAAGATAACAATTTCTTAACATAGAAATTTGGTAGTTTAAAAATAAAGTTGTATATTAGAGTATATGAAAAAGTCAGAAGTATCAAACGTGTTTAACCTCTCCATTAGAGAGGAGATAAGTGGTGTTGCTAAAATATCATATTCACAATATACAATGTGGGCAAATTGTCCTAAACAATGGAAACTAACCTATATGGATGGTCACAAAGACTTTGACCCATCCATTCATCTTGTATTCGGTACTGCAATGCACGAGACCTTACAAGGGTGGTTACAAGTTCTATATAAGGATGGTCCGAGTGAGGCAGACAAACTTGACTTAGGTCAGATACTACTAAACTCAATGGCAGCTGAATACAAGTCTATGTCTGAGAGGTATGGTCAGTTCACCACTCGTGCTGAGATGAACGAGTTCTACGATGATGGTATTCAAATCATTGACTTCATTAAGAAGAATCGTACCGACTACTTCTCAACTAAGAAGTTAAAGTTAGTAGGTGTCGAGTTACCAATCTATCACGAAACATCCAACAAGAACATTATGATGAAGGGTTTCATCGATTTGGTGTTTGAGGATATGGATGGTATCATTGAGATTTGGGATATCAAAACATCTACTCGTGGATGGAATGAGTATCAGAAGAAAGACAAAACCAAGACTGCACAATTAGTTTTATATAAGAAGTTCTTCTCAGAACAATATGGATGGCCAATCGACAAGATTCAAGTCCGTTACTTTATCGTAAAACGTAAGTTGTGGGAAGAGGCAATGTTTGCTCAGAAGAGAGTTCAAGAATTCGTACCTGCTCACGGTAGTGTTACTATGAGAAATATATCAACGAGTTTCGATGACTTCATTGCCAAATCATTCAATGAAGATGGGTCATATAATACTGAAGGTGAGTTCCCTGCATTGGCAGGAAAGAACGGAAAGAATTGTAAGTATTGTCCATTCAAAAAGAACGATGAGTTGTGTCCTAAGAAGGAAAGAATTAAACCTTAATATATGAGAAAGTTATCTTTACTACTGCTTGTCCTATTGACATCATCAACCTACTACATTCAACCCAAGATGGAGTTGGTATCAGTAGAACCCAAAGAAGTAAAACTTGAAATCCCAACACCCCAACCTAAATTGGAGTTGGTACAACCCACGAGAAATCTCAGTCCATTGATAGATGCACTGATGTGGGTGGAGAGTAGATGTGATACCTCTGCTTATTGTAAAAGGGAAGATGCAGTTGGTGTTCTTCAGATTAGACCAATTATGGTTAAAGAAGTTAACCGAATTTTACGTTTAAAAGGTTCGAGTTACATATATACATTAGAAGACCGATGGTCCAAAGACAAATCCATCGAGATGTTTAATGTAGTTGCAAATTATTATCACGAAACAAGTTCATATGAGAAAATTGCCCGTTGCTGGAATGGTGGTCCGAAAGGGCTTCAAAAGAAGCAAACCGAAAAGTATTGGAGAAAGGTTCAAAAAAGACTCAACCACAATGAGAATAGCACTAATAGGAAGTCCGAAGTATGAGAATCGTGCTGAAATCAAAGAACTCGTTTGGAATCTAAAACAAAAGTTTGGAGATGAGTTGATTCTCATTACTCGTGGAAACAAAGATGGAATAGAAAAGTGGGTTCGTAAGTTTGCATTGGAGATGGGTGTTAAGTATATTGAATACAATCCAGCACATACTCCAATGTCTTTATATAGTGGGATGGAAAAAGCATATTATGAGAAACCATTCCACCCAACCCAACCACTTCACCAATACGATTGTGTAGTCAGAGGTTCAGATAAACTCTACTACTTTGGTGAAATCAAAAAAAATGAATTCAATCACTTTAATCGTGTATTGATTAGAAACGGAAAGACTGCAAAATTTGTTAGTTAGAAAGTTTTTTTGTATATTTATAGAATATAAAAGAAAGAGTTACGAATGGAATTACCAAAGCTACGAAAAGTAGACCCAAATAAACCGAAGAAGCCAAAGATTCTACTTCTATCGGATGACCTAAGATTACATAGTGGTATTGCTACTCAGTCAAAAGAGATTGTATTATCTACAATCCATAAGTATGATTGGGTTCAGTTAGGTGCTGCACTAAAACATCCAGACCAAGGGAAGGTATTTGACCTATCCGCAGATGCAAGAAAAGAAAGTGGTGTAGAAGATGCATTCTTAAAGATTTACGCAAACGATGGATATGGCACTCCCGATTTACTGAGACAATTAATCAATGTCGAAAAACCAGATGCAATCTTACACTTCACCGACCCTCGCTTTTGGAGATGGTTGTATGATATGGAACACGAAGTAAGAGAGTTCGTTCCTATTATGTATTACAACATTTGGGACTCATTACCAGACCCAATGTGGAACGCACCATTCTATGCATCGTGTGATTTACTAATGTCTATCTCAAAACAAACCTATGGTATCAACAAACGTACCTTAGAGAAGTATGAGATGGCAAAGGAAGATTGGGCATACAAATACATCCCACACGGAGTATCTAAATACTTCAGACCACTACCAAATGATGACCAAAAATTGGTTGACTTCAAAGAAAAGTATGGTCTTACTGAATATGACTTCGTGGTGATTTGGAACAATAGAAACATTCGTAGGAAAGTACCAGGTGATGTAATCCTTGCATTCAACGAATTTGCTAAACAACACGAAGACTCTAAGGTATGTTTATTCTTGCATACTCAACGCAGTGATGACAATGGTACTGACTTGAACGAGGTAATCAAATACAATGGTCACTATGGGGATTATAAGTTTACTGATGCTAAGTTCTCAACGGAAGACCTCAACCTATACTACAACTCAGGTGATATCATTCTAAACATCGCATCAAACGAAGGGTTTGGTCTTGCATCGTGTGAAGCCCTTCGAGCAGGTACACCAATCATCGTTAATGTTACAGGTGGTCTACAAGACCAATGTGGATTTGACTTAGAAGGCGAACCACTAACTGCCGAAGATTATGTAAAGATTGGGTCACTACACGACAAACGTAAGTGGAAGAACAACGAACTTCTTGGATATGGCAGTTGGGCATACCCAGTATGGCCATCCAACTTATCACTACAAGGTTCACCAATGACTCCATTTATCTTTGATGATAGATGTGATTATATGGAAGTTGCTGAGAAACTCGGTTATGCTTTCAGAGCAGGTAGAGACCACTTGGAAAAAGTTGGTATGGAAGGTCACAATTGGGTGGTCAACGAAAGTAAGATGTCATCCGAAGAAATGGGTGTATCATTTATTGAAGCAATTGATGGGTGTCTTGAAAATTGGACACCACGTAAACGATTTGAAATTTATTCGGCATGAAAAAGTTATGTGTAGTTAGTTGCCCTATTGCAACACGAAGTGGTTATGGTTCACGTTCAAGAGACCTTGTACGTTCTCTAATCCAAACCAAAGGAGAAGAGTGGGACATTAAAATCCTACCTCAAAGATGGGGTAATACACCTCAGAATGCATTGACAAGTGAAGATACTGATTTGACATCTCGTATGATTACGGGACAACTCAATCAAAAGCCGGATATTTGGATGCAGATTACAATTCCAAGTGAGTTCCAACCAGTTGGTCACTTTAACATCGGTGTATCTGCTGTGATTGAGACCACAAACGCATCACCCGACTTTATCGAAGGGTGTAATCGTATGGACTTAAATATTGTATCATCGGAACACTCAAAGGTAACTCTTGATGCAGTTTACGATAAGTTGGATGAGAAGACCAAACAAAAGGTAGGTGAGATAAAACTCACAAAACCAGTTGAGGTTTTATTTGAAGGATTTGACCCGAACATCTATGACAACAAAAAAGAGGTTCATACATCAGTAAACGATGCCTTGAGTGATGTCACGGAATCCTTCGCATATCTATTCGTAGGTCATTGGTTACAAGGTAACATTGGCCACGATAGAAAGAATGTAAGTGGGTTGATTCATACGTTCCTAACTACGTTTAAGAATAAGAAGAATAAACCAGCACTTATCTTAAAGACATCAATTACGGCACCCGGCATTACAAATGTCCACGAGTTGAGAAAGAGAATCGATATGATTAAAGGTATGATTGATTCGACCAATCTACCAAACATCTATATTCTCGATGGAGACCTTTCAGATGAAGAGATGAACTCACTATATAACCACCCAAAGGTAAAAGCACACGTGTCATTTACTCGTGGTGAGGGTTTTGGTAGACCTCTATTAGAGGCTTGTGTGAGTGGTAAGCCAATAATCGCATCTAATTGGAGTGGTCACTTGGACTTCTTGAACAAAGACTTCAACTTCTTAGTAGGTGGTGAACTTCAGAATGTAGACCAATCGGCAGCAAACAACTGGATTCTAAAGGATTCACAATGGTTTGGTATTAATTTATCCGAAGGTGCTGGTGTTATGAAGTGGGTTTACGATAATTATAAGAAAGCAGTTGAGAAGTCTCGTAAGAATCGTAAGTATGTAAAGGACAATTTTACGTTTGATGAAATGTCAAGTAAATTGACCAAAATACTTGACACTTATAAGGTAGGAGATGGACCACAGCAAGTTGAACTTAAATTACCAAAGTTGAAAAAGGTAGGTGAGTAATGCCAGATTATACTACAATGCATAGAAATAGAATTGCTGACGCAGTTCGTATTCCAAAAAACAAATTGGAACGTGGGATGGTTGCTAAAATCAGATACAAAAAAGTATCAGGTGATGCACGAGACTACTATGTATTTGTATTACAACCAAAGTTCAAAGGATACTTTCATTGCTTAGACCTTAAACACATCGCACCCCCTCAAATGGTGAAATTAGCAGAGGACTTGAATGAGGTTCTCAGTATTACTCCAAAAGTAAAGAAGTTGGATTTGACCAAACTCAATCTCGATGTGAATTCTAAGAAGTTCTACTTGAACGAGATTAGAAATAAGAAACTAAAGAATGGGTATCGAACTTTGATTGAAAAAAATATATCAACTGTTATGGTATACAACTATGACTATGGTGTATTTGATAAGGTAGATACGGAAGCAAATAGAAGGCAAAGGGAACAAGTTGAAAAAGATGATACACCCGACTTCTTACAAGGAATATAATTGGAATTAGAAAAGTTAATATTAGATTTAGAACACTTACATTCTAAGGGTGTACGAACTATAAAGCTAGTGTTTTGTAATGAGACACTTGAAATAAAAAAGTTATTAGATGAAATTAAGTTACGCAGTAACAGTTAAAGATGAGTTTGTAGAGATTCAAAATCTACTTCAAAAACTCATTACACTCAAACAACCACAAGATGAAATCGTGGTCTTGTGGGATTCTAAAAATGGTGATAAAGAAGTAGAGACCTATCTTCGCAAGATGAATTCGGAGAAGTCATACTTCACTTGGTATCCATATGAATTCGATGGACACTTTGCTAATCTAAAGAATGAACTCACCAAACAATGTAGTGGTGATTACATCTTTCAGATAGATGCAGATGAATACCCACACGAGACCCTAATGGATAACCTCCATTCAATCTTAGAAGCAAACGATGTCGATGTGATTCTTGTACCACGAGTAAACACGGTAGAAGGACTCACACCACAACACATTCAAAAGTGGGGTTGGAATGTCAACGAGAATGGTTGGGTAAACTTTCCAGACCCTCAATGGAGAATCTACAAAAACTCAGAGAACATTCGTTGGGAAAATAAGGTACACGAGAAACTCGTTGGATACGATACTATATCTAATCTACCTTGGGCAGAGGAATTATCCCTCTACCATCCAAAGAAGATAGAACGACAAGAGAAGCAAAACGAATATTACGAAACCCTCGTGTAATTCCATTTTGGGAACGAATCGTGTGTTTAAAAAGAAAATTTACATTTTCATATGAATCTTGACATTGTGCTTAGAGGAGATACTCGTAACTTCTTACCACTTACCATAAAAAACTTTATGAAGATGGTAATCGACCCACTATTGCTCGATGGGCACGATGTACGCACATTCACCACGATGTGGTTCGATGGGGATGATGTGATGGAGATGTCTATTATAGATAAACTAAACCCCACACAATACACCTTGCTCGATAAACAACTGCATTACAATAGGGTTGGGTATACTCAATGGGATGTTTTTCAAATGGGTATGTCGATGGTCGAGAACACACAACAAATTGACCGCCAAACGGATGTTACACTTTTTTTAAGATTTGATACATTGTGGAAGCAACCTATTACAAATTGGTTGAATCTTGATGGCGATTGGGATGTGCTCGTGCCTTGGAAGGAATATGAATATTGGTGGTTACATCATAATAGAATATCGGATGTTTTTCATATCATAAAAAATAAAAATGGTAATTTTGATAAATTTAGAAACGCACTAAATTCAAGAGTTGAGTGGAAGACCATCCATCGGGTAATATCACAATTGGATATCCCTTGCTTTTTGAATGACTTCGATACAAGTTATAGAAAATTATCTATGGAATCGGGCACACACGAGGTAGTCGAAATGGAGTCTCAATATCAGTATGGGTATTGGATGGATTATAAAGGTCATCATTTATATGTCCCAATGGTAATGTCTGATTTAAATGTTGATTTTGCAGCTGAGGGGTATTATGACTCAAACACCTACAACACCATCGGCACTAAGCAAAGACCTACTTTGACTAACAACCCGCTTTACGTATTAGTATACCCTAATGTAGAAAATTGTATGTATAGACACGATGATGTAAACATAATGGACTTGGTTGACTATGGTAATTAACGGAAATTCGGGATGTGACTTGCATTTGATTGATAAGGGTGTGATTAGAAAAACCTCTAAGTCGGTTGAATACAATAGTAGGTTAGAGGCTCAGATGAAAAAGCAATCTGAATTTAACCACAATAAAATAAAAACCCCACGTATTTTAAACTCTGGTAAGGAGAATGGGTTACTATACTATGATATGGAATTCATCAATGGCCAGAAGTTTTCAGACTACATAGTAAATTCAAGTTTTGATAAAACCTTGAGTTTGTTTAACGAGATACTTTTGTTTATTAAAAGTAATGATGAGGGCGATTCGTATGACCCATCTTACTATATGATGGACAAGGTTACTAAACTCGATAAAAAACTTGGGATTGATACTTCTATAAAAAAGTTTGTAAATGATAATATGGGTGGGATGTCGCCTATCGGCACATCGCACGGAGACCTAACCTTTGAAAATATCATAGTGTTTAATGATGAGTTGTATCTCATTGATTTTTTAGATGGGTATGTTCAAACCCCACTTGTTGATATCTCAAAATTATATCAGGAGTTATACCTGAATTGGTCAAGTAGGGATTCACAATCACCATTCATTGTGAATGTTAGAAATCATCAACTTAAAAAGGTGTTGGATGATTTTGTGATTGAAATGGGTTATGATAAAATGACTATCAGATTACATATCGTAATTACGATGCTCCGCATACTGCCATACGCAAAGAACAACTCTATATATTATAGAGTATTGAATAAAATATTTCAAATTATAAATCTATGAAACCAATCGTTATAATCCCTGCTGCTGGGAAATCAAGCAGATACAATGGTGACAAACCAAAATGGCTGAGAACTCATCCCGATGGTAGGTTGATGATTGACCATGCTTTCGACACCTTTAGTGAAATCGAATGTGATAAATACATTATAACTACCACCGAGTTAAATGATGAGTTTAATATTGAGACCATCTTAAAAGATGCATATCCACAATTGACAAAATTACTACTTATCGATAGGCATACTAACTCATCAGTTGATACCATTTTAGAGGGTATTAGTATGATTGATGAACTATCATATGATAGACCTATCTTTATCAAAGATACCGATAACTATGTAAAAATCGATTGGTCGGGTGTTGATATGAATACATCATTTACAGTTGGGTATGATTTAAAAAACGGAAACGTTGATAATGTCACTAATAAATCGTATATTATATACAACGATATGGGTTATGTTACTGACTTTGTAGAAAAACAAGTAGTTTCAGATACCATTGGGGTTGGTACTCATTACATAAAAACACTAAGTGAGTTTATGTCTTCAGCAGTAGAACTAACATCTATACGAGATAACTACTCTACTGAAATTTATATGAGTCATTTGGTATCACTCAGTATATACAAGGGGCATAATTACAAGATTGTTCACACCACATCTTACGAGGACTATGGGACTCAGTTAGATTGGAATCAAGTTCAATACAACCATAAAGTTATATTTTGTGATTTTGATGGAACATTGGTTAAGAATAAAGGCAGGTATGGTGACAATAATTGGTTCACTCATATTGAAACTCCACTAACTGATAACATTAATACCCTAAAATTACATTATACAAATGGTGCTCAGATAGTTATTACTACCTCACGATGTGGTAGTGAGTCCGAATACATAAAAGAGTTTTTAAGAGGTTATGGTATTGAAGTAAAAGATGTAATTACGGATTGCTTCCATTCCCCACGATATCTTATCAACGACTTTGCGTATACAAACCCTTACCCAAGTGCAAGGGCAATTAATATCCCACGTGATGGGAATTTAAATGAATATATTTAATTTGTATATGTCAAATATTTTTTGTATATTTAGTTATAAAGTAGATAATAAGATAAATTATGTTTAGTCCAAAAAACAAAATCCCACTATTTAAAGTCTTTATGGCAGATACTGCTGCCGAAGAAGTGGGTAAAGTATTAAATAGTGGTTTTATTGGTCAAGGTCCAAAAGTTGATGAATTTGAATCCCAACTAAAAGGATATTTCAATCACAACTACGTATCAACCACTAATGCAGGAACATCCGCATTACACCTTGCTCTCAGACTTATAAAAAACCCGAAAAAGTACTACAAGACATTTGATGGTATGGCAGGGTACGAAACAACGTGGCCTGGCTTAGAGGAAGGTGATGAGGTTCTCGCAACTGCGATGACTTGTACTGCATCCAATTGGCCTATCTTAGCAAATGGTCTAAAAATTAAATGGGTAGATATTGACCCTCAAACTTTAAATATGGATTTGGATGACTTAGCACGAAAGATTAGTCCAAAGACTAAGGCGATTATGTTAGTGCATTGGGGTGGTTATCCAAATGATTTAGATAGAGTAAAACAAATACAGGATAGAGCATATCATATGTATGGGTTTAAGCCCGTTGTAATTGAAGATGGTGCTCACTCGTTCGGTTCGAAATACAAAGGAAAGTTAATAGGAACACACGGAAACCTTACTATGTTCTCATTACAGGCAATCAAGCATATCACATCAATTGACGGTGGATTGTTATTGTCTCCACATAAAGATTTAGATACACGAGCACGATTACTGCGTTGGTATGGAATTGATAGAGATGGTGATAGGAAAGACTTTAGATGTGAGGCTGATATCGAAGAGTGGGGATATAAATTTCATATGAATGATGTATGTGCTACCGTTGGTATCGAAAATATGAAACACATTGATTGGTTAGTTGAGAAACATAGGGAAAATGCAGCCTATTACGATGAACATCTACAAGGTGTAGATGGTGTAACATTACTAAAACGTGAAGAGGGTTTCGATTCTGCATTTTGGATTTACTCATTGAAAGTAGAAAATCGTGATGGGTTCTATCGTTGGATGGATGAGTGTAATATCGCAGTGTCTCAAGTACACGAAAGAAACGACAAACATACGTGTGTCCGTGAGTTCAGAACACAACTACCAAACTTAGATAAAACTATTGGTAGCATAGTCTCCATACCAGTAGGATGGTGGATTACACCTGAAGAACGTGAGTATATCGTTGAATGTATCAAAAAAGGTTGGTAATGGTAGGTTGGAATGAAGAAATAAAACAACACCTGGGTTCTTGTGGTGAAAACGTATTCATAGGGCATAATGTTATTTTTACCAACCCATCCGAAGTTCACATTGGGAACAATGTTCGCATTGACCCCTTTACTTTAATTACCACCGCACTTGAGGTGGGTGATAATGTTCAAATCTGCTCCCATACAGTATTGGGTGGTGGTAAATCACATAAGATTACAGTTGGGGATTGGTGTTTTATCGGATATGGCTCTAAACTATTTTGTGCATCTGAAGATTATAGTGGAGACCACGGACCTGTAAACGAGTTTTGGGGTAACAATAAAATTTATAGAGGTGATATAACTTTATCAAATTACTCAGGCATTGCCTCAGATGTTATGGTTTTTCCTGGAGTTACTATACCAGATGGATGTACAGTTGGTGCAAAAAGTTTTATTTACACGAAAAATGAATTAGAACCTTGGGGTGTTTATTTGGGAAGTCCTGCTAAATTTCATAAAAGTAGAAACAAAGAAAACATTATTAAACTATCAACCGACCCTAACTTTTTAAGGAAAAGTTAATATGAAATGTGCAAAAGTAATAGTATTTTATTTCGGTGCACGTAGAGCTGCCAGTAATAATATACAAATTGCAGAACTATTACCAAGAATTATTGAAAATGAGAATATTAATGTTGGTGTTGATACTGATACATTTTTTGTAGTTAACAAATGTGGAGATGATTCGGATAATTTGTTAGATGAATTTGATGGTAAATTGACCACTAATGGAAAAATACGAGTTGTTAAACGCGACAATGTGGGTTTATCATTTGGGGGGTATATTGATACATTTAATACATATAAATCTGAATATGATTATTGGATGTTCTTGGAAGATGATGTGATTGTTTATAAGGAGGGTTACATAAAGGATTTTATAGATGAACTCGAATCAACTAAAGCAACTTTCATAGCACTCGCACCAATATCAACTCTTATAAAACCACATTGTGGGGGTGGTTGTGGTTTGACTTCGACCAAATATATGGAAGAAATATACACTTCTGAATTCGTAAACTCTAAATTAGAACATTGGTCAGATTATAGTGGTTATGATGTATGTTCGGGTAAGTTAAAAGAAAAAAACGCTGAAATTGAGTTTTCAAGTTACTTTAAGCTATCTAATCATCATAAATTTTCACCATTTTGTGTGAATCATAATAGACATAGTTCACAAAACAAACATGCAAATTCCAATAACCAAACCTTAGAACTTATTTATACAGTAGGAAAATTATGAACAACTATTTTACAAACAAGAACTCATTAAACATTCCTTGGGTTGAAAGCCCCTTCTTTTACAAAATATTAGAGCACTCTGATTACTCGGATGAAGAACGTGAGATTCTAATAAATTATCACGAAAATGGGTACATCGTTGTCGACTTGGAATTGACTGATGAGTTCATAGATAATTTGATGAATGGTATACATTCAGAATTGGATAAATTAAAAACTCAAGATAATAGATACCACTATTCAGACTCACCACGTGTGTTCGAAGGATGGAAAACAATACCAAACGTATTATCTCTTGCTAAACATCCTAAGTTATTATCTACTTTAGAATTGCTATATGGTCGTAAGCCTATACCATTCCAAACCATAAACTTTTTAAAGGGTAGTAATCAACCATTACACCAAGACTCAATCCATTTCTATACTCAACCTCAACGATGGATGGTTGGTACGTGGACTGCTCTGCAAGATATGACTGAGGATTGTGGTCCATTAAATATAGTGCCAAAAAGTCATAAATGGCAACATTATAATTTTCAAGACCTTAATTTACCAGTGGTGGATTATGGTAATCAATTTGAAAATTATGCAGAGTATGAGAACTTCTTGGTACAATTATTAGAAGCTACTAAATTACAAAAAAAGAATTGGTTAGGTAAGAAAGGTCAGACTCTAATTTGGGCATCAAATCTACTTCACGGTGGAGCACCTATTACAAATCCAAACTCTACGCGATTTGCACAAGCAACGCACTTCTACTTCGAAGGGTGTAACCATTATTACTCCCCAATGTTTTCGGATGTTGCAAATGGGAGATATTCAGAAAAAGACCTTTCTAAAAAGGACATAATAAATCATAAAATTTAACAATACTATATGAAAAAGATAGCATTTTTTGGTGGAAGTGGTGGACTTGGTACGAAAGTCATTGAACACTTATCTAATTACGAAGTTGATTCAATTAGTTCTAAAAAGGTCAATTTTACAAGACCATATGATATCACAAATTACTTTCATTGGAACTCCGATGTAGATGTAGTTGTTATATTTTCAAATTATAATCATAACTCATTTGTTCATAAGTATGAGGATAATGATGTTGAATTATATAAACAAATTGATATTAACATAAAGGGTGTTACTGAATGTGTATCACGTGCTTTAAAGACTATGCGAGGTCGAGGGTATGGTAGAATTATACTTGCTTCAAGTATTACAGTAGATAGAAATGTAATGGGAACATCACTTTATGCTGCTGGCAAGGCTTACTATGAGAACTTGGTAAAGACAATTGCCTTAGAGAATGCATCAAAAGGTATAACTGCAAATTGTATTCAATTGGGTTATATGGATGGTGGTCTAACGTATACATTGTCTGAAGAGTTTATACAAAATACGATTAATCAAATTCCTGCAAGAAGATTGGGTGACCCAAGTGAAATCGCACAAACTATCGACTTTCTGATAAAAAATTCGTATATTAACGGAACTACAATTAAACTTACAGGGGGGTTATGAGGCAATGGTTCATAACAAATGATAAAGTTTATGATAGGGGGGTGGAAGTTCCATACTTAGGTGTACCTTACGATAAAATACAAAGTGGTGAAGTGGGTACATTACCCACGGATTACGATGGGTGGTTTCCATTTATGAGAATGTGTTACTCGATTGGTGATTTAGCAATAGTTAGTGGGGTTTTTGAAGCAATGAAGACTAAATATCCTAATATAAAGATTGCATGGCCAAGTAATGACTATATAGACCATATTTTAGGTGATGGGTATATATCACGGTGGGACTACAATGAAAATGTGACTGCAAAAACAAATATCGACACGATTATGGGTAATAATCCGTATATTGATAAAATATTTGGTGTAGGTGAATTTGATATGGTATTTACTGACCACGATAGGTCGTATACCTCGTTGATACACGATGGTGAAATGATTAGGTCTACCGATGAACCTCTCGCAGAACAAATCCTCAGAAGATTTGGATTTACCGATGATGATATCAAAAATATAGATTCTCGACCAAAACTATACTTTACACAAGAGGAGGTTGATAAGTGTGAATCTATTATAAATGAGTATATTGGTAATTACGAATATGGTTGTTTATTGTTTGCAGGTAGACTTGAAAGATTTAAAGGTCGTTGGGAAAATGATTATTTGTTATTTGAGGACGCAAAACGATTCCAAAATCTACCAGTGTTCGTATACTCTCAATATGAATTAGAAAACACCGAATGGTCTGAGTTTTTTCCTAATAGAATTGATTTTACTAAATTAGGACTTAGTATTCGTGAACAAATATATATTAAACGAAATGCTAAATTTAACATAGGTTATCAAGGTGGTGTGACTGAAGCTTCATCGGGAGGTAAATCTGAAATGATTTCGTTATCACCATATAAAACAATACGAGAAAATTGTGTCAGAGGGTCTAAGTATATATTCTTTGATGAAACATCTAAACTTATATGAAAATAGCATTCTTCACCGAGATGGGATTCAAAGGTAAGATACCAAGAACCCACACTAATATGAGAACTGAATTTGCTTGGATGGTTGGTTTAAATGCAGACCATTACAATTTAAATGATGTTCCAAATGTAAAGTATGATTTGGGTATTGTAATTACTCCAAAGAATTCACCAGAAAAGGTAGACCTAAATCAAATACGACATTTTTGTAATAGGGTGGGTGTGATGCAAGAAGGTCCATTTTGGTATTTCCAAGATTATGAATTGGTTAATCAAATCCACTACTACAATAATCTTGTATCGGCTGATATAATCTTTGCTCATAACGAACAAGATAGACAATATTATAAAGGACTCACTAATCACTCAGATGTGAGAGTTCTTCAGTCACTAATGATTGAAGACCCAATACAAAACATAACATCCCACGAAGAACGAAGTGGTATTATGATTGGTGGTAATATGAAAAGTTGGTATGGGGGGTTTGATTCCTTTATGTTAGCATCCTCAGTTACCGATGAGATATATTCACCACAAATGGGTAGAAGACAAGAAGGTGAGTCCCAACTTGGAATTACCCAACTACCATACTTAGAGTGGAGTCAATGGATTTCTGAATTGAGTAAAAGAAAAGTAGGTATCCATATGATGAGAACTCACGCTGCAGGAACATTCGCAATGAATTGTTCTTACTTAGGAATTCCGTGTATTGGTTATGATGGGTTAGATACTCAACGAATCCTACACCCAAACCTAACTGTGAATGATGGTGACTTAGAATCTGCAAGAAAGCTTGTAGATAAGTTATGGAATGATTTGGATTTTTACGAAGAAAATCGTATATTAACTAAAGAACTATACAATAAATACTACTCAGAAGAAGAGTGGAAACAAAGGTTTTATAATGAATTTAAGTAAGAAAGACATATCATTCATCCAACCAAGTCGTAACAACTTGAAATACCTCAAGTGGTCGTACGAGTCAATCAGAAAGAATGCGGGAGACGACCCAACTATTTGTGTTGCTGATGACTTTAGTAACGATGGTACTTGGGAGTGGTGTCAAGAAATGATGGAGAAAGACCCAAATTTCAAAGCAATCCGAAATGAAGGACCAACTCGATTGGGTCATACCATTTTATATGATAGACTGATTAACGAAGTAGCACCAACCAAAATCGTAGGTATCTATCACGCAGATATGTATCTATGTCCTGGTGCTTTGGAATCTGTATTAGAACACATTGGACCACAAACGGTGGTATCACTTACTCGTATCGAACCACCACTACACCCAGATGGACCTGAAAAAGTTTTGATGGATTGGAAGACTGAACCCGAAGACTTTGATGAAGATAGGTTCTTAGAGTGGTTTAAAACTGGTGAGGGTAGATATAAACACGGAAAGACTACTGAGGGTATTTTTGCTCCTTGGTTCTTGATGAAAGAAGACTTCCAATCTATTGGTGGTCACGACCCATTATACGCACCACAATCAAAGGAAGACTCGGACATCTTCAATCGTTTCCTTCTAAATGGATATGAGTTCATTCAGACTTGGGATGGTGCAGTGTATCATATGACTTGTAGAGGTTCAAGATACAACCCTACACTAACTGAAGTTGGTAAGGAATCAGATGAGTGGTTAGCACAAAATGTAAGGTCAACTCGTAACTTCATTCGTAAGTGGGGTCACTTTGTGAAACACGATAAGTTGATGAAGCCAGTTATACCACACAAATATGATATTCAATTCAGAATATTCAATGCTAATGAAAAGATTCTAAATATGTTAGAACCTTGGTGTAGTAACATATATGTTGATATACCCGATGGTGATGTGGAACACTATATTGAATTAGAACAACCAAACACTAAGTTTGACCTATCAACCCGAATCAATGTAGAAGGTGTTGATTCCGATATCATAGTGAGATTTGATGCCCGTTCACTCACTCAGAACTCGTTTAACTTCATTCAAAATTTATCGGAAATCTTTGATTTTAACGAATTTGAGATTGGTGAGTATGAATTCGACATATTTAATATAAAGGTTAATCGTGTAAAACATTACGAAACTCAGTTAGTGAAACTATGAGATACTTTATATTACTACCAGAAGACAACGAGCAGGATGTAGATTATTCAACAAACATCTTGGGTGAAACCTCCTTTAAAAACTTTTGGGCAGACCAAGGGTTTGAGATTCTCGTTAGATTGGTAGAAAAGTATCCCGACACCTTAGAAGAGGTAAGAATCAAAGATGAACAATCTAAATCTTATTCCGTAGAACAATTCTTGGAGAAAATTAAAAAGTTAAAGGTAATCCGCAATGGGTAAAATTAACATTAACGACCTCGATACCTTCGAGGAAGATTATACTACTTATGAAAAATTTACAAAATCTAATAGGAAACAAGGTCGAACTAAAGATGACCTATTCGAACCATCGGGGCAGTCTTTTGATGGGAGAAAAAGTGACTCTTTTATCAGTAAACGAACAAAAGCGAGAAGTTAATATTTCCGACCCATTTGGTGTTGATTGGATAGTTCCTTTCGAATTCATCAATACTTATATATAAAGGGGAATTACCAATGGGAAGTTTGACAAAATATGAGGAAGCACTTGAAAGATTGATAAAGTCAATCGATGAAAAGTGGTCGGATTCATACAAAAAGTCAATCGATTGTAATAATCCAAAAGGTTTCAGTCAAAAAGCACATTGTGCTGGTAAGAAAAAAAGGGGATAATATATGTTACTAAAAGTTGGTTCACGTGGTGAACTCGTAAAAGATGTACAAGAAGTCGTTGGTGTTGCTGCCGATGGTATCTTTGGAAAAGGAACTGCTGAAGCAGTAAAGAAATGGCAAGCAGCCAATGGTTTAGATGCTGATGGGTTAGTTGGTAGAGGAACTCTTGCTAAGATGGAATTGTTGGATACTGATAATGGTTCAGGTACAGCAAAGCCAGAAGATGCAAAAGGTCTATACACTAAGAAACCATACAAAACATCAAATGGTTTGGAAATTGTAGAATTCTTCATGCCAGAAGATGAATACAAAAAAGGTCCTATCAATGCAGAGTGGGTGTTCTTACACCATACTGCTGGATGGCACAATCCTTACAATGTAATCAAACAATGGGATGCTGATAAGAATGGTGCAATCTCAACTGAGTTTGTTCTCGGTGGTCCTTCTTGTAAAGGAAATGATGAGAAATACGATGGTGAAATGGTTCAAGCATTCCCTGCTGGAAACTGGGGATATCACTTGGGTAAGAATGGTTCACAAAAGATGCACGTTAACTCAGTAGGTGTTGAGGTGTGTAACTTTGGTTATGTGAAAGATGGTAAGACATATGCCGGTGCAAGTGTTGAAGAATCACAAATCGTAACATTGGATAAACCATTTAGAGGTCACTCAACTTGGCATCGTTACTCTGATAAACAAATCGAAGCATTGAAACTTTGGTTGGAGTTTATCGCAGAGAGAGATAACATTGATATCAGAGCAGGACTTCCAGCATTGATTAAAGAAAAAGGTGCTGATGCATTTGAATTCAACGAAGATGCATACTATGGTAAAGTTAAGGGTGTTTGGACACATACCAACACTCGTAAAGATAAGTTCGATATGTTCCCTCAACAAGAACTATTGGATATGTTGGTAAGTCTATAATAGACATACTTATAATAAGAAATAATAACAATCAGTCACATAATCAGTCACATAATTCAAGTTTCGTAATATGAAATATATTTGGAGAAAAATTATGGCATTCACGGACATCTTTAAAGATGATAACGAATACAACGAAAAAAACATCGTTGGGTTCTTGTCATTTGCAGTTATGGCCATCTTTGCAGGCGCTGACATTGTAACTGGTATTTTGGGTAAAGACTTAGTAATTACTGATACTATCTTTAACTCATTTGTAATCATTACTCTCGGTTCGTTTGGTATCGATGGTGCTGCCAAAATCTTCGGTAAAAAAGAAGACTAACAACTAAGTAAAGTGGGGTGGCAGAGTGTCACCCCATAATACTTTTTATAGGAGCGAGAAATGATTAAAAAACTACTAACGACCCTTGCCGTAATAGCAGGGTTTTATTCGTTTGGGCAGGGTAATGGTTATAGTGAGATACTAACACCACCTAACTCAAACTCAGCATTCATCCTTGTGGATACTCTATTCACATTAGAAGAGTCAACCGTAGGTTATACTGAAATCTACGTACACTTTAGTAATCCAACTGCTGATAATGTAAAAGCAGTTCAGTTTCAAATCAACTACGATGTTAATGCATTTTCAAGTGCTGAAATCTACTGGGGCCCTGTTGCTCAAACAGTAACCGATAAGTATGGTAGTTACTTTGACAACAATGGTGTTTTAAATGTTATTGCATCTTACACTGGTAACTCTACTACGTTCAATTGGAACGATGGTGCAATGTTTAAAATGAAGTTGAACAACTCTGCTATATACAACTCAGAGTCAGATTCCATCTTCTTCGACCCAACTACAACATACCAATCATTATACACGACTGGTAATGGTGTAGATAACACATTAGGGTTAGAGAACTATGGTGGTAACTTCCAACAACCAATCATCAACTATCCAATCCACGTTTACAACGTAGATAGTTCAGATGCTCAAGGAGTATGGTACTCTGCATTTGCAAGACACAAAGATTCTACTCAATTGGGATGGACTTTGATTGAGACTGATTCAACTAACTCAGATGGTATTGCGATTATAACTACACCATTAGATACAAGTAAATACCACTTACGTTTAGTAGGTCAGACTGATACAATGTCTGATGGATTTGCATTATCAATCACCGATGCATACAAGTTGGCAAACCACGCATCACAACAAGACACCTTAAAGGGTATCGAGTGGTTACAAGGTGATATCAACGAAGATAGTAACATCTCTATCTCAGATGCATTTGGTATGTTTAATAGATTGGCATTACAAGCAAACACTTGGAATTCACTATTCAATGGTGTATACAACACAACTTTATTAACTCCAACTGCTTATCAAGCTGCACTACAATCACAATCAGCACCACTTTGGTCTTTGGCTCCAAGACAATATACTATTGATACTATTCAAAATGGTAATGATTCTGCAATTGCATTCTTATATGTTGTAGGTGATGTAACAAACACTGGTTACAATAACCCAGCAGTATTGGTTGCTAAGATGGCAGACCCAACTGCTGGAACTGACTATATCTTAGACCCAGCAGTTTATATGGATAATATCGATGATACGGTACAATTCCATATTCCTAAACTGACTATGACTGATGAGTTCACTATGGAAGTTCCAATCACACTCTACACCTTTGGTAATGAGTTAGGGGCAATCCAAATGGGTATTGAATTCGATACTACAATATTCTCGTTCAACTCAATCCAAATGGGTGATGCTACTTCTAAATGGACTTCGGTTCTATCGGTAGAAGATGGTAGAGTATTTTGGGCAGGTCACGAAGATAAACTAAACCCAGCATTGGTAACTAACATCACCACTCAATTTACATTTGTGTTTGATGTAGACCAACCAACTGGATGGACCACTTCACCATTGAAAATCTTTGGTAAGGCAGCAGGTGATGAGTTCGCAAATGATGTGAATATCAAACCTTCACCAAACGATGGTTCAGTAGTGAATAGAATCTCAATCGACCCAGAGTTGTTAGAATTGATGGAAGGGTTCAAAGTATACCCTAACCCAACTAACGATATGTATGGTAATTGGATTGTGTTTGAATACCACACCGAGTTAGAAAGTGGTGAAATCAACGCAGTTGTATACGATACTTACGGAAGAGAAGCAATGAGATGGAACGACCAAATCTATAACAATGGTTTCCAACTCCAAGGATTTACTTTAGAAGAATTACCAAAGGGTATCTACTTCGTAAGATTGACTACACCTGATAGAGACAAAACATATAGAGTAATTAAAGGATAATATGAAAGAAGAAATCAAAGAGGGGATGTCCTCACTTAAAAAAGGTATCATCGCAACTGCAGGGACAATGGTCGCTGCAGTTGGTACTTTTGTAACAACTCAATTCAATTCAATCTTGGGTATTGAAGAAGAATCAGATGCTCCAACTGAAATGGTAGCACCAGTTGAAAACAACAACTCACAACAACAAAATGTGAATGTAAGTGGTCCTGAGATTATCATCAATATACCGCAACAACAAACTCCCCCACCAACTAAAACTATCATCAGAGAGACTGTTAAGGAAGTTCCTGCAGCACCTGTTGAGGTGGTCGAAGAGAAGCCAGAAACTCCAATGGAAAGAATGGCGAGATTGAAGAAAATGAGAGAGGAAAATAAGTAATGAAATTAGCGTTATTGAAAGTATGGCATGGAATACAAGCATTCGCAGTTATTGCATTTGTAGCATTGATTCCTACAATGGCTTATGGTCTTATGATGTTATTAGGTGGATGTTCTTCTTCAGTAGGTGTGGTTCAATACCAAGCTGATTTTGAAAAGTCCGAATCACTATACTCACTTCCACCATTTGAAGGTGAGAAGCAAATCGTTCAATTATCTAAACTAAACGTAAACAAAGAGTTATGGGATATGTTCCCAGAACTTAGAGATAAGAGAGTTGGTTTGGGTGTATCGAATCGTATCATTGAAAACTTCGAGATGACTCAGAGATTCAAATACGCAGAAGAGAAAGAAGCTATCCAAAATCAAATGTTAGATGCTTGGGAAGCTGAACTTACTGGTATGGGGAATGGTGAGACTAAACTCAAGATGGAAGGTATTGCATTACCAAAGTATATTGTATATGCTGAAATCTATGATTTTGCAGTATCGTATGGTGAGACTTACAACAAAGGTAAGGTTCAGAAAACCAACACTACAATTATGGGTATCCAAATTAGAATGGTAAACGTAGACAACTCTCAGTATATTGTTGCAAGTGGTCAAGGTACTGCTACACAAGTAGGTGAGGGTTTCTTTAAGAATCCACAAATGGGATTTGACCAATCTACTACTGGTATTGCTACCCAAAGAGCGTTGGAGGTTGCTACGGTGAACCTTGTGAAACGTATGGAAGCATATGGATGGTAAGAAATGGTTAATAGTATTATTACTACTTATAGGGTTTAAGTCATTTGGACAATCGTTCCAATACACTTATGTTGACCCTTGTACTGGTGTTCCTAATACTGTAACAATTTCTCAACCATCAGGTTCAGTAACTTTATTCTACGCAGGACAATATCAAGTCTTTACAGCGACTCAACTTCAAGCCGGTGGGTATGAGGCTTGGGTCGCTTCTATTAATGCAACAACTCCACCTGGTTCTAATCCTTGTGCTGGTAATGCTGGGGCAGTGAGTGGAACTACCGCTTCATCGGTGGGTACAAATGTAACCAATACCGTAAGTAATATCTCAGGTGCATTATCAACATTAGGTTCAACTACTGGTAGTTCTTCTACGGGTAGTGGATTGGGAATGTCTACATCAAGTGGTGGTTCATCGGGTTCATCATCTTCATCCGGCTCATCAAGTGGTGGTTCATCCGATGATAGTGGTGGTGACTCTGGTGGTGATGATACTTCAAATGATAGTGGTGGTTCATCAAGTGGTGGTGATTCTGGTAGTGGTAACACTGGTGGGGATACTGGAGGTGGAGACACTGGGGGTGGTAACACTGGTGGTGATACTGGTGGTGGGTCATCTGGTGGTGGAGACACAGGTGGTGGGTCATCTGGTGGAAGTGGTGGTGGAGACACAGGTGGTGGTTCTACTGGAACTGGAGGTGGTTCAACCGAAGGTGGTCAAGGTGCTGATAGTGGGACTGGTACATCAGGTGATGGTGATGGTTCATCAGGTGGTGGTGCTATTGGTGATAAAGATATAGATGCTGAATCGGGTGGGCAATCAAGTGACTCCGATTCAGATGACTCTGGTGGTAGTGGTAGTGGTGGAAAGAAAAAGAAGAATGGTCCACGTGCACGTAAAGGGTCACTCATAGCATCGGGTGATATGGTAATCGTTCGTAATGGGTCAGACTACAAACAAGGTGGTAACGATAACTTCAAACTCAATATGGGTATGACCTATGCTAATACGAAACAAACACTAACGGCAGGTGGGTTACTCAATTACACTTCAGGGCAAAACGAGATATCACTAACTGGGTATGGGTCTTGGAAAATAGAAGAGTCTATGTTAGTTGCATCAAACTCATTCTTATATAACATCAAACAAGAAACGTGGTTCAACACGGGTAACTTTATGTATGCTTATAAACAAACGAGTTATATGACTGTGTTGTTTGGTACAAACTTCTCAGTAGGTAGAATGGGTGAAGAGGACTTTAGTAATTGGGCTGCAAATGTTGGGGTATTTACTACTTTTAATGGGTATAGGGGTATATCTATTAATGTAATGGGTATTGGTATGTACTCACCTTACACATTCTTCTATGAAGGTCAATGGTTCAAGGGTGGGTTTTTATTAGTACCATTAACAAGTGTCGACCTTAAAGTCACGGATACATTTAAATTAAACATATCAACGAGTACTGTTATGTTACAAGGGCAAGGTATTCTAAACTTCCAGTTGATGACTGGTGGTAAAATGTTATTATGATAAAGTATTTAATTTACATATTATTATTCCCAATCGGAGTGATGGCTCAAAGTATATCATTTGCCACAATCGGATTACAAGATTTGAGTGGTATTAAGGTAACGGTTATACACAATCAACCTGGTGGAACACTTGGTTCAATATCACAAGTCAGTAGTGGTATTCCTGCTGATAGAGGTCAAGGTACATCTACAATATTCTCATCTACAAACTCAGACCAAGGTTCAGTTGTAATAAACTTCCCAAGTGGGTATGAACCTGAGATTGGTGGGGTATCGTATTCGAGTGGTAAACTACACGCTAATGCTTGGATGGCATTCCCAAATACAACTTACAATAGTTACGCAAGTTCAGCATCAGCACCTAACGTACCAACTCTACACTTTACCTCAGTTAATAATGGTTATACTGACAACAATATGTCTCACGTTTCTACTGAAACTTACAACGACCCATCATTGGGTGATGTATTCAGAATTAGATATGAGGGGAGTTATAAATATAATGTTCAAGGAATCAATACTAAAATTGATATATACATACCTAAGAATAGTCTAAATTCAATATTGGTAGTATTACGAACATTTCTTGCTGATGGGTCAAACCAAGAACAAATAGGACTATCGGATGGGTCATCTTGGATTACATCTAACATTATATCATCAACCACCTATTCAAGTGGGCAGGCTTGGGTAATTGAAAACAACGTTCAAGTTGGTGTGAGTGATACATTACCTACTCAAACAACTGGTCCAACTGGGATGTTGACATTTAATAATCCTAACAACTACAAATACGATGTAATAGTAGATGCTTCTAACTTCGAGAGTTATATTACTAAGGATGATTTAAACTTTCTAATGTATAAACGTATGTTTCCAAGTAGTTTATCCTCGTGGGATTTTCACATAGTAGATTTTGATGGTGATGAATTAGTGGGATACCAAGATGTTAAAGAGATTTGGTGGCATTACGATAGTGGTAATCCAATCTCAGAAAACGCAATATACAATCAGAGTGAGAAAGATGATATTGAAGTAAATGCTAACTCATTCAACTATCACAAGAAATACCCACGAAGTGATATACGAAAATTTACTGATATAAACAGATTCTATATAGTTACATTAGGTAAGTTTAGACAATTAACACCAAACAAGGAGATTAAATAATGAATACAATACTATGTTATTTCGTGTCGAGTGTAATATCACTCGCATCATTAGGTGGATTAAGTGAAGATAAATTCACATTTGGGGTAAGACAAATCGTAGAAGAGGTAGTTGCTCAATCAGCACCTCTATGTGATGATGGGTCACCTATCAACGTTACAGTTGAGTCAATCAAAGCACCAACCAAAGGTATCCAAATCGGACCATTTAAAATCAAACAAAAGAAGACCACTGTAACCGTGGTGATTGTTAAAGATGGGGTTGAGTATCGTGGTAGTGGTGATGCTAAGATGAAGACCAAAGCAATGATGGTTCAGTTGCAAGATGAAAATCTACCATTCGAACAAACTGAATTCTCAATTGCAGTGAAAAAAGCGATTATTGATGCTTTAGACTAATACTTATATAAAAGGAGTTCTATATGAAACTATCAGATATATTGGAATTAAAGTCAATGGGTTACTCGGAAGAGATTGACCCTAAGCACCTCAAACAAATGAAAGAAACCCCATCAATGTTGAAAGACTTTGAGTGGAAACAATTTGCAGGTCAACCTCCATATGGTAATGATAATTCTAAAACAAAGATGGAGTTACACCAATTGGCAAAACTTCCAATGGATAAATCATTTGTTGAAGAGATGGATGATGTATCTAAAGTATTCAAAGAATATTGTGATACGGTTGATATAGACTTTCCAAAGGGATTGG